TTACATAAGCAACAAAATCTTCTTCAGTCTTAATATGGTTAAGATCCGTATAATGATGTGTTCCTACAGTACCACGACGATCCCACTGCTTGCTTCCGCCTACATACATGGCTTCTTTGAAGCCAAAGAAGTTTGCATTGCGTACCAAAGTGGAGAGATTAAAATCTCCATTAACGTGCATCATAGCAACACCTGCTTCGATACAACTATTTTTACAGTAAGACTTAATATCGTCCACTGTCTTGCTCTTCAGATGATCCAAAACGTTCATAACAAAACTACTATACCACGTAGTTTATAATAAGTCAAATCTTTTTCTTAATAGTCTTCTTGACCTTATTTTCCAAAGTTTTCTTTGGTTCCACTGGAACGGTTGTTACATTTGGTTTGGAGTTAGCGTATTCTTTTTCAGCTTCTTCAATTACAGCTTTAATAAACTCAGTGAGTAGACCGCTCCAATTATTTCGTTCACTATCTTCTACGATTGCCAGCTTTTTCCAACGTGGCAATTCTTCAAACTTGCGTTGATATACTGTTTTATAGAATGATGCAGTCATATATTATAAATATTAGAATGAAGTGCTCAAACGGCTAGCATATGCCATATTACTGGCTTTTCCCTTACGGTACGATACTTTGGAGTAATTGTCAAATGCTTTTTTTGAAGTGATCACAATGCTGCCAGCAGTTTTGTGTCCAAAATGAAGATAACCATACTTTTGGTTACGTTTAGCACTGTTTTCGCCACAAGACAAACAAATCTTGTAACCAAGTTCATAACGTTCAGGATGAATTTCGTTTCCACAACCACATTTGATCATATATAAAAAGTATACACGATGATGTGGTTGTGGTCAATAAAAAAAGCGTACCGAGTGGTACGCTTGATGTTTTAGTTAGTTGGTTCGTGGGGATAGTCCGATCTTAGATGCTCTAATCTTAACTCCATATTAACAAGTTCTCGTTTAGTGTTTCTCAGTTCACTTTCAAGTTCAGTGATTTTTCTGAGTCTTGCATCAAGAATGTAATCTGGATCTGAATGTTCTCTATTTTTGATATCTTCTTCTAATGCACATCCAATGTGGTTTGTACCAAAAAGATATTCAACATCATCATTATAGGTATTTTTACCGCAATAATTGCATATCCACTTTTCTTTTCGTTCGTTTGTAATAATCTTTTCTAATCTGGTTAGAGTCTCTACTACTTCAGTATTAGATTCGGCATTAATAATATCATATGCCCAGTTTAAAGCATTATCTTCACGATCTTTCAACTCAGGAAAGAGTGTAATTAATTCATTCTCAATTAGTCCAATATATGGATCGATTTGTTCTTTTTGAACATTTCGGATTTTACGTGCGTAAGTAAGAATGATATTTTTACTTACTGTGTCTATTTCTGTTTTCATATGTTTATTTAGTGTTTGTTAAATATTTAAGCACTTCTTTTAGTGTGAAATAAAAGAAAAATGGTATCAATACCGCAAAGAAAATCATCAACACCAATATCAATGCTATTGCAAATATACTACCAAATATTAATCCAACCGTCAAATTTATAATTTTACTCATTTTTTAAAAATTTATTGTAAATCAATTTGCCTAAATTAGCTGCAAATTTACGAGCTTTCTTTTCTGGTAAATCATACAAATGTGCGTGAAATACTTCTTCAATCAATACATTGAGTTGTCTACGAGTTAGTAACGTTGGATCTACATGAATTTGTGGATTTTTAATATTAGGATTATCACACAAACCAGATGTCGGCCGATTGTGCCATAACGCCGGTTTGTTATAATTTACAGTGTACTCCACACCTTCAAAATTCTTAAATTTCATTTTAAAAAATCTTTTAGTTGTTTTTGATTTTCTGTATTTAGAATTATATAATCAGACCAAGGTTTACCATGTCGTAATATTTGCCAACACCATCTTAGTCTTTCTCGCCATGGCAGAATTCTACCACTAAGACCTCTTTCAAACAAGCTCAAAGATACTTCTTCTTCATCTTTAAATTTTTCAACAAGAAGTCCGTGTTCAAAACAATCACAAATTAGAAATATTGATTCTTGATCTTTCATATAATTAGTTTACGTTCCAATTTCCAAACATTAGCAATCAAAAATGAACCAGTAGAATACAACAATCTACAGATAAACCTAATAATTTTATTATATGGTTTGATAACTAATTTATAAAGATTAGTAGATTCAAACTCCTTGTTCTTTTTAAGTACTTCAATATGAAGTTTATAGTCTTCTTTTCTTTTAGAGTTATCAGTAGCTTCAAACTTAATTAGTTTAATCTTGTCAATAACTCCGTCAATAAATACAATTTCAAATTCAACCCAATAGTCATATGGTCCATCATTATAATTGTTATAATCATACATATGTATGGTTGTGGTTGTTTTTACATGCGTCCACCAATCTTTGGTTACTTTTACCATCCCATACTTTTCAAAGAATGTTTTACCGTTTGGATCGCCTTCAATATATTCTCGCTCACATTCATGCAACCATAGTGTGCCATCTTCACGGATTTCATAACAATCCAAAGCATTGTCCAAATCTTTGGTTTGAAATCCATTAGGAATATATCCCTTAGTATCTTCTGGTAAAGGAAGAGGGTATTTACATACTATGTCATCATACATACCCATAAATTAATTACCTCCATTCTTGTATTCTTGAACATCATATAGAAAACTACGAAATGCTTGATAGTCTTCAACATCAGCTTGTAATTCTCCTTCGGTCTTGTAATCCTTGATATATTCACACAACGAATCAATGTAATACCTTGGAATAGTGATGTTTTTACCATCAAACTTCAAGTCATCGTGTTGAATAATGATTGGATTGATTACTTTGTCTTTAATTGTTAGTTCCGTTTCCATAGTAGTATTCTATATCTAACTATCAAACTTTGTCAATATAAAAAATTATTTCGAAATATAAAAAATAGATATAGATAATGAAAGGGATTATTTTAGCTGGAGGTACCGGTAGTAGATTATATCCATTAACCAGTACAATAAATAAACAATTGTTGCCTGTTTATGACAAGCCAATGATTTATTATCCATTTTGCACATTATTGTCGTGTGGTATTAAAGATTTTTGCATTATTTCTTCTCCTGAATATTTGCCTTCTTATGAAAAGCTATTTGGAGATGGCACTCAATTGGGAGTTAAGCTTACTTATAAAGTGCAATATAAGCCAAGAGGCATAGCTGAAAGTTTTATTATAGCCGAAGACTTTATTGGTGACGATAATGTTGCTCTTATACTAGGAGACAATATATTCCACGGAATGCCCAGAGTCAAGCCTTTACTTGAAGGTGCAATTATTTTTGGTTATGAAGTTAATGATCCTAGAGCTTATGGCGTTATTGAATTTGACAGTGAAAACAACGTAATAAGCATAGAAGAAAAACCAGTTGAACCCAAAAGTAATTATGCGGTACCAGGCTTATATTTTTATGATAAAAGAGTAGTTCAGTATGCTAAATCACTTAAGCCTTCGAACAGAGGTGAAATTGAAATAACTGATTTGAACTTAATATATCTTGACAAAGCGCAGCTTACTGCTGTAAAATTTGCTAAAGGCACAGCGTGGTTAGATGCTGGAAGTGCTGAAACATTATTTGAAAGTAGTGCTTATATACAAGCTATTCAATCAAGACAGGGAATTAAAATAGGATGTATAGAAGAAGAGTGCTACAAGCGCAAATATATAAGCAAAGAGCAGCTTAAAGCGCTTATAGAAAAATTACCAAACAGTGAGTATAAAAAATATTTAAATAAATTATTATGATTATATTATTCGGATCAATCGGTTATATTGGAAGTGAATTCAAAAAGCAATTAGCTGAATTAAAGCTACCTGTTTTTCTTTGGCCAAATGCGCATAAAACCACTTTTGCAGATTTGGAAAAGTGGTATGATGAAGCTGGATACCCACTCATAGGCGCTGTAATAAATGCAGCGGGATATACTGGTAAACCTAATGTGGATGCATGTGAATTAAACAAAGAAGCTACTATTCACGGCAATATTGTATGGCCGCAAATATTAACTGATTGGTGTATGTTAAATGATATACCCTTAGCGCATGTTTCCAGTGGTTGTATATATGAAGGTAAAAGAGCCGATGGCAATCCTTTTACTGAAGAAGATGTACCAAACTTTAGTTTTGCGCAAAATAACTGTAGTTTCTACAGTGGTACCAAAGTAATAGGTGAACAAGTAGTAAAGAAGTGGGAAAAGCACTATATTTGGAGATTACGAATTCCATTTGAAGAGTTTGATAATTCTAGAAATTATATAAGCAAAATATTAAAGTATGAAAGACTGTTAGATGCTGAAAATAGTGTAAGCAACAAACAAGAATTTGTAAGTGCTTGTATTCAAACTATTACCAAAGAAGTTCCATATGGTACATATAATGTGACCAATGGTGGTTATATCACGACCAAGGGTGTAGTAGAAAAGTTTAAGAATACAATTGCAAAAGGCAAAACCTTTACATTTGTGGAAGAAGATGAATTTTATAAAAATGTAGTCAAAACACCCCGATCAAATTGTGTGATGAGCAACGAAAAATTATTGTCAACTGGAATCAAAATGAGAACAGCAGACGAAGCCTTTGACTATTGCATTAACAATTGGACCATATGAATATATTAGTAACAGGAGCATGTGGATTTATTGGAAGTCACTTTATAGAAGAAATTCTAAAAAGGGATGATGTTGTTATGGTTTATAACATTGATTGTGGTACTTATGCTGCAAACAAAAAACTTCCCTTTCAAAAAGATCCTAGATATCACAGATTATCAATGAACATTGCTGCGCCTTATTTTCCAGATCAAAAGAAATATATTGATTCATTAAATTTAGATTATGTGATTCATTTTGCAGCAGAATCGCACGTGGATAACTCTATCAAGGGACCAAAAAGATTTATTGAAACAAACATTATTGGTACTTTTAATCTGTTAGAAATGCTTAAGGGTACAAACATAAAGAAGTTTATCCACGTATCCACCGATGAAGTGTATGGATCATTGAATCACAAAGAAGGATCTTTTACTACAGACAGTCCTTATAGAGCAAATAATCCATATTCAGCTACTAAAGCTGCCAGCGATCTACTGGTTAGAAGTTATAACAAAACTTATAATTTCCCAGCGATTATTACCAATTGCAGCAACAACTTTGGGTCCAGACAATATACCGAAAAGATGATTCCAGTATGTATTCAGAAACTTCTCAACAAAGAAACCATACCTTTATATGGTAATGGGTCGAATGTAAGAGATTGGATCTATGTCAAAGACCACGTTAATGCACTTATATGCGTTCTATTAGATGGTAAAATAGGAAAACAGTATTTGATAGGGTCTGACAACGAACTATCTAACTATGAGCTTATACACGTGATTAAAGAGGTATATAGTACCATAACTGGAATAGAAGTAGACTGGGAGTGGTTTAAATATGTTGAAGACCGTAAAGGACACGATAGTAGATACAGCATTGACAATCGTGACTTCAAGATGGAGTTTCCTCAATTTAACACAACTAAATTTGATATTGCTATTTTGGAAACGGTTAAATCATATTTATAATATGTGCCCGTTAGAATTTATTCTAAAGAAGCCAAGGACTTAACTCTCTTTGAAGAAAAGAGTTGTGGAAAGCTGATATCTTCTGGATCGATTTATTCGGTGTATGTTGAGTGTTGTACCCCAGATAAAAAAATACCAAATAGAGTGTTTTTAGCCAAGGACAATGGTAAGATTGTAGGGTGGTCCATTATACGACTAAAGAAAAAAATGGGAGTTAATGGATACTTTGAGTTTATGGTTTATATCAAACGTCTTTATAGACGTAAAGGTATAGCTACAAAGATGTACAAAAGATCTCGCAAATACTTCAACTTGGAAGATGACGATATAAAGGTATACAAAACAGACAGAGCCAATATTAGTTTCTTTGACTCTGTTATGGAGTCATAGATTCTTATTGTAGATAGCCAATTTTGGATTTGCATATCCAAACTTTTTTACCAATTGACCAGCTACACTATTTGCTTCATCTTCAATTTCGCCACCTATGTCTTGGGTAGGTTCATTTAACTTACCAGTCTCATTTTGTTGGTGGTGAATTAGTTCGTGCGCTATACTACGTAAAACATCGGCTAAACCTCTATCTTTGCAATAGACCTTAACATCGCCATTTGTTTGATTGTAATAAGCATATGTTCTTAAATCGTCGTCTCGTTGTTTTACCAACTTGACTTTGAATGGTCGATTTAAAGTCAATTCATCGCTGACAAATTTGATGAATTTAAGAATTGTGTATTTACTCAATTTATCCATATTAGAGTCCTGCTTCTTTATAAGACATCTTTATTTTACCCGAGTCGATCAAACGCTTGCGGTTTTGTAAATGAAGATTCTTTACGTTGTCTTTGTTTTCCCCAAGATATTTTACAGCAAAACCCTCTTCAACGAGAGAAACATTCAACACTTCTTTAGATTCAGGATTGATAATTTCACCCAACAGTCTGCCAAACTTTTCACTATCATCGCTTTTGTGAGTGCGTAAAATTATTTGTTTTTTACAATTCTCAACAAATTCTTTAGCATATTCTTTGCTTGCTAATCCAAATACCTTTTCAATTTTATCACTGGTGCGACTTTCTGGGGTATCAACTCCCAATAATCTTACACTTTGATTAGATAGTACCACATTGAACCCCAAGTCAATGTCAACAACAATTGTGTCACCATCTACAACATTTATAACCTTAGCGTGATATTCGTATGGCATATTATGATAGTGTTAACAAATACTTTAGTTTGTTTAACTGCGCTAACATTTCATCTCTGATATTAAACAGATCAGTATCAGACTTTTCTAAAGACTTTGGCAATTCGTTTACCAAATAGTCAACATATTTATCCGCAAAATCTGTCGGAGATATATCTTTGTAGTTTTCTAATTCTATTTTAAATCCGTTACTACTTTCAATTCTTCCGTATTTACCCATAAAGACTTCAATGAATTCATCGATTAAACCAGAAAATTCGTCGTATGCTTCACCCAAAGCTTGATGTTCTGCATTGCTTTTAGTTTGCCAATGATGTATTTTTAACTGGTTATGTAATGTCAAAAGATTGGTTACTATCATAATAGATATAAATATCATATTCATAATAAAATAACCAAAACAAAAATAAATCGATTATTTATACTCAATGAAAGCAGTTATATATTTTGTCTTTAATGACAACGAAGAAAATTACATAGAAGATATTCAAAAAAAACTAACTTATGATGTCAAACAATTTGTTATAACCGATATAAGTAACCCAAACAAATCAATATATAGTAAAATTGAAAACATATTTTATTTCAAAGATATGACATCGTGCTTAAATAACTTGACTGTAATATTAACTTATCTTGAAATATTCAATTATAAAGAAATAATGTTGTTTAACGTAAACAAAACTTACAATTGTGATCAAATAGTTTATAAAGATATATTAAAAGTTAAAAAAGAGTTCTCCGTTGTAAATAGCATTTTGTGATGCGTCAAAAGTTTTGACCAATGTGTCATTTATTACAATCTTTGTATTTTCAATTAAATTTGAATCTACATACGAATAGTACCAGCATCCAGGATAAACTATCGTGTCTTCGTGACAGATATTTCCTACATAAATCTTCAGACGTACAGGTTCTGACAATAAAACACTTGAATAATAAAAAACGGGTTTATTATTGATTATATCATAAATAAAATTACACCTAGCATCGTCAATTAAACTTCTATAAGAATATACTTGATTTAAATCTGAATACTTAAAAATTTCAGATAAGTGTCTAGTTTCTTCTAATATATTACATTCCGACGATTTGTATTTTTTAACTAACTTGGTAAAAACTGTTTCAAAAAATTGACCATAAGTATCTACGTCACTATTCTTATATTCGTATTCGGTATAAGCGGCATTTTTTACAATATCGAACATTGTGTTAACTTTGCCAAAATTGAAATATGTTGAATATACTTGTTCGTTGCTTGTTAATAATCTTTGAAAACAAAAAGTAATTAGATCGTATTCACTTAATTTTTCAAAATATTTTCTTACATTTTGTAAATCGTGGTTATGAATATAATGATCGTCTTCAATATAAAAATAATTATCATATCCAAGACAATTAGCATAACTTATCAATGAACGATAATTACGAAGTAAAGATGGAAAATGTGTATCGTGGTAAAACATTACTTTATGATGTGAATTTATATCATACATAAAATAACCACCACCTGATGCTTTGTAGTAATTATAATAAAACTTCTTATCACATTTGTGACTAGTATAGTCATAAATCAGATGTTTTGACTTTTCCACAATATAAGAAGGTAAAAAATCAGTTGTAGATAGTGTTATTATATCATAACCCAAATTTAAAAGTTGTTTGAAATTCTTCAAACACATTTTTGATCTATTAACTGAATTGGGACTGGTTAAAAATAATATAACATTTTTAGACATAACCTAAGTAACTACTTCAACTTTACATTTAGTCTTATTAAAGAATCCTTCGTCAATTAAATACTTAACTGTCAGATCACAACGATTTTTAAAATCATAAAAAGCAATCTCAGAAGGTTTCCAGATACGGATAGTGCTGGCATCTTTTATTTCAAATTTTATACCATTTACATATCCGCTCTTTTTAGTACTACTGAACATTATTAATAAATATATCAGTGTATTCAAAGGATATTAAAATATAGTCGGCACACAAATATAAAAATTTTGACAGATGAAAAGTATAATTAACAAACTATGTATTGAAAATGAAAATTGAGTTACAATGTTATTTAAAGAAAAAGTTCCCAGAAATGTATCCGGATAATTTGTCATTCGATTGCGATGATGGTTGGTTTAGACTTTTGTTGTGGTTGAGTCGATATCTTGAAATGTATATCACTCAACAAAATGAAATGGCAAAATCAAATCCACAACATTATCTGCCAGTAAAACAAATTGTTGCTAAACAAGTAAAACAAAAGTTTGGCACATTAAGATTTTATTATGAGGGTGGAAATCAACACACCGAATCAATAATTGAATATACAACATTTATATCAGGTTATATTTGTGAACAAACAGGCACCACTATGGATGTTGGTTATAACCACAATGGATTTGTACAAGTACTACACAAAGATTTAGCCAGAAACAAAAATGATTTTAACTTCGTTGATGACGAAGAGTTACGAACAATACTAAAAACATATGACCAAAAAACTAACGCTCAATAATGATGATATATCCGATGTATCTCAAGATAAACAAAAATTCGTATCTGTCATTGACAACAACGAGTTATACTTTTACAACGATGTAAATACAGAATCAGCACTTGTAGTAAACAAAACTCTAAGTGATCTAGCTAGACAACTACTAATAGCACAAATTACATTTGATCTACAAGAAACTCCCCACATCAAATTACACATCAATAGTGATGGTGGTGAAGTATTTGGTGCATTGAGTATAGTAGATAGAATTCAAGCATCCAAAGTACCTGTACATTCATATGCAGAAGGATTAGTAGCAAGCGCTAGCACACTAATCAGTGTAAGTTGTCACAAACGTTATATACGTAAAAACACTATCTTATTGATTCATCAAGTAAGAAGTTGGTTTGAAGGTACATACGAAGACTTCAATGACGAAAAACAAAATATGGATTTGATAATGAAAGTTGTCAAAGACATATATTTGAAACATACAAAGTTTACTGAAGACGAATTAAATACACTGTTAAAACGTGACATTTATTTGAACGCAGAAGACGCAATCAAATACGGATTAGCTGATGAAATCGTCTAGAGATAAAGAAGGATACGTATATATCATCAGTAATTGTAACTTTCCTGGTTATTACAAAGTGGGAGTCACTAATGATATAAAGTCAAGATTACGTACATATCAAACAGCATCTCCACTGCGTAACTATAAAATTGAATATTATGTTCAACACCCAGATTGTTATGAAGCGGAGAAGAAAATAGCTGAAAAGTTAAGATATTTTGCTACCGAAATCAAAAATGAATGGTTCAAATGTGACTTGGAATTGGTCAAGGGAAGACTAGATGAAAGTTTAGAACCCGAAGAAAATGTGTTGACTTTTATAAAAAGAGGTGTATAGTTATAATATAGTTATGAATACAATAGCTAATAAATTGATCTGTTTGAACCTAAGTTGGACCGAATGGTTGAAACTACCTATTCGCTCCTGGGACTTGGTAATCAATTCAGCTCATATGTCTGTACGTGTACCAACTGTTATCATCGCTGTTAATTTCAGCAAAATGCCTGTAAAGTCATTTAAGGGAAAACCCAGCAAAGATGCAATTTACAATCGTGATAATGGTATCTGTCAGTACACAGGCAAGAAGATTGATCGTCACTCAGCTACTGTAGATCATATTCTACCTCGTAGTAAAGGTGGAGAAGACAGTTGGACCAATCTGGTACTGTGTTCACGGGATATCAATTCTAAAAAAGGTAATAGGTTGAATACAGAAGCTGGTTTGAAGTTGATCAAACAACCTAGTATTCCACAACCAATTCCAGTGTCAGCTTTGATTAAAGAAGCAAAACACAAAGATTGGGAACACTTTTTGATGGGTGTTTAAACAAATATTAACTAATTGTAAAATATACAAATATATAATCTTAACCGATTATATATTTTTTTTGCGCCTGTATGAAAAAGAACAAAAGCATCACCGTCAATATCAATGGAAACGAAGTGGTTTTGGATGAAACGGAAATCAAATTTTACCTATCCGAAACCAAAAAGAAAAAGGTCAACAAATCTAAAATAGAAAAATTCTTTACAAACTTAGGTAACATTTTTAATAAAAATAACGAATCTAATTGATATTTATTGTTGTGAATCAATACGACAAATTCTTATTAGAAGCCTATAAAGGTGGATTACGTGCGTGGTTTGGTAAAGGACCAGTGGGTAGTAGCAGTGGGGGTGGGTGGGATCGATATGATAGTACAGGCAAAAAAGCGGGTAAATGTGGTGATGCTAAACAAGGAAGTAGTTACAGTGCCTGTTTAGGTAAAAAGTATGCTGCGAGACTAAGAGCTAAAGGTGGTAAAAAAGCAATTGCTAATTGGGTAAAGAGAAAGAAGTCTGCACAAAGATCAGCTGGTAGAGGAGAAAAAGGTAGTGGTGGCAAAGGACAATCTCCTGTAAGAGTAAGTTATAAAGAAGAATTAAGTGAAATATTTGTAATTTCACAAAAACAAAATCTTAAAAAAGATTTAATTAATTTTTTACGTGGTGAATTTCAAAATGGTCGTTTAAAACCAGTACACGGTGGAGTAAGTACAACAGAATTTAAAACTGATGATTGGTTGGAAAACATCGCAGATCATACAATCAACCATTTGATTAATTATTTTGAAACAATACGTAATTCAACAGAACGTAATATTTACTCAACTGTACCTATATCTTCTAACTAAGATTATAATATTAAATAGTATTGAAAGTTAGATAGTTATATAGTAAACTATAAGAAATATATGAGTTACTATATCAAAGACACAACGATAAATAAGGTCGTAACATTTAACGATCTAAATGAGGTAGTTAATTACCTAGAAAATTTATGCATCAAGAAAAATGGTAAACGTCGTAAAGACTTTATGTTTGATATGTCTGAACTTGGACATGGTTATGATGATCCACAGGGTATAAATTTTACCAATTTGATGAGTGATTCTTTTGAAGTTGGCGCATTAAAGAAAGATGGTAGATTGGTGCGTACCAACATTCACGAATTGGCTAGAAATAACAAGTACCGTAGTGAAATGGGTGATTGATTTATGATTAACTTGGATATCAAGTGGTCTGATCCAGTTCAAGTAGAAAAAAACGGAGACGTAACGTTTCAACGTGAATGGGTAATTACCCCATCTTACCTCAATCAGTTCTTTGCTTATTGGAAGGTAAATAAATTAATGTTGAAAAGCAAAGGTTACGGAGTCGTTAAAAGAGAACAAGACTGGATTCTTACACAGACCAATGATAATCCAACATTATTCAAAGATCCAAAAAAACCCAAACAAAAGGTAGATGAAGCTCTACCCTTATATGAAGTCAAAACTCCAGATGGATTGCGTCCTTGGCAAGTTGGTGCGGTAAGTAAGATAGTATCTTCAATTAAAAAATGGGGTGCTGCCGTTGATGGTAGTGACGTAGGCATCGGCAAGACTTACACAGCAACAGCTGTAGCTAGAGAATTGAATATGGACATTATGATTGTATGTCCTAAAGCGGTTAAAGAAAGTTGGAAACGGGTTATTAAAAATCACTTTAAGATGTGGGGTAAATGTGTAGGTATTACCAACTATGAAGCTCTACGTACTGGTAAATCGGATAATATGTTTGCATCATATGTAAAACGTAGAGATACCCACCGTAAAGAATTCGTCTGGAAAGTTCCCAAAAATACTTTAATCGTTTGGGACGAAGCACAAAAACTAAAGAATGCCAAGACCAAGAATAGTGAAATGTGTATGGCAGCTCTCAAACAAGGTTACAAGATGTTGTTTTGTAGTGCTACTATGGCTACCAATCCACTTGAACTACGCACAGTAGGACAATGTATTCAACTGTTCAAGAACAATAAACAATATTACGAATGGGCTTATGCACACGGTGTTACTAGAGGTAGATTTGGATTAGAATTTCGTGGTAATGTGGATGCTCTAAAGAAACTAAGCAATGACATATTTGTTAATAGAGGTATTCGTCTCAATCGCGATTCCATTCCTAACTTCCCAGAAAGTCAGATTATTGCTGAATGTTATGAAATGGAAAAAGAAGACCAAGACAAAATCAATTCAGCATACGAAGAAATGCAACTTGAATTGTTGAAGATCGAAAAACTACTAAAAAAAGATAAAAGGAGTAGTGAACTTACAGCAATACTAAGAGCTAGACAAAGAGTAGAAATGATCAAAGTTCCACTTTTCGTTGAAATGGTGGAAGAAGCTCTAGAAAACAATATGAGTGTTGTTGTATTTCTAAACTTCTCAGAGACTATTGAGGCACTTAGTCAAAGGTTAAATACTAAATGTATTGTTAACGGTGAAGCTAAATATGCAAAAGCTCGTCAACAAAACATCGATGATTTTCAAGCAGATAAACAAAGGGTTATATTAATAAATCTCGCCGCTGGTGGTGCTGGTTTGAGTTTACACGATGTTACTGGTAAGTATCCTCGTTTGGCTTTGATCAGTCCATCTTACTCGGCTGTCAATATGAGACAGGCAACGGGTAGAGTATGGCGTGACAGTGCAAAAAGTAAAAGTATACAAAAGATTGTGTTTGTGTCAGGCACAGTCGAAGAAAAAGTATGTAACAGTGTAAATCAAAAGTTAGCTAACTTGGATTTACTTAACGATGGAGATATGAACTATGTTAAATAAAAATAATTACTTGGTTAAATCCGCAAACTGGTCTATGACGATATCAATTGACGAAACTATATTTGATGATCCTCATATAGAAGCTTGTACACGATGCATTGAAGATAAAATTAAAACTTTAAAAGAAGACGATGACTTTTTAGTTAATCCTATAATGGTTGTTAAATCATTAAAAAGGAAAAATAGCAAAGAAAAAATAGTAAATACATACAAAGTACTTTTGAATGCATCATTTCCATTTAGAGCGGAAACTCTACGTAGAGTATTTTACAATAGCACTGAAATAGATTTAGCTAAAGAACCAATATCATCATCTAAATACTAATGAACAATATATTTGATAACGAAGAAATAACTCGAAAGTTAAAAGAACTTGAAGACCTTAAAATTAAAGTTGAGAAATTATTGTCATTGAGTGAAATTGGAGAAGACGTAAAACTTGAAATTGAACAAATAAGAATATTGCAGGGAAAAGGCATTACTATTCCCCACTTAGAAAACCAATATGCAGATCAGCTTTATCCAAAGCGTCCTACAGATGGTAAAAAAAGAAAACCAATTACCGAATCTGAAATATTAGAAGCAATCGAACGAACTGTTTCAGCTAGAAAAGCAGCAAAGTTTTTGGGAGTAAGTTATCCTACGTTTAAAATGTATGCTAAAAAATATGGCGTACACAAAACTAAAGGATGGCCTATTGTAAAAACTTCTCGTCCGCGTGGTCCAATTAATCCATATAGAGGAAAATATCCTATTAATGATATATTGGATGGTAAACATCCTGAGTTTCCAGTACATAGACTAAAAGATAAGTTGATTAGATCAGGCATCAAAAAAGCAGAATGTGAACAGTGTGAATTTAGAGAAAGACGTATACTTGATGGTAAGTTACCATTATTGTTAAATTTTGAAGACGGTAACAACAAGAATCATAAAATAGAAAATATGAGACTGCTTTGTTACAATTGTACATTTACGAGTGGTAAAGGTTATATCAGCAAAGGACCAAAAATATTTGATCCTGATATACTACAAGATAGTAAAAAGATTTTGCGTCAGAGATTTTAACAACTATACATAATATTACAATGAATAATATAAATCATCTATTATCTCAAAATGGCATACTATCATCATTCAATATATGTAAAAAAGTAAGTCCCACAAAAGTAAAGAATATAAAAAATAAGTTGTTGAAAAATGGTGTACCCGAAAATAAAATTGAAGATGAAGTGTATAAACATATTATAAATAATCACATAGATGATTCAATAATTGATGATATACCAGGAATAATATTAGAAGGTGCGCCACCTAAAATCAAAATTTCTCCAGCAGTTCAAAAGAAAATAGCATCGGCATCAAATGAGATTAGTGAATATTTCAAAAAGAATAAATTTACAAAGGAAGAAATAATATTGTATATACAAGCTGTATTTTTTCTTTGTAGTATCACAAATGATGATGTTGCGGATTTTAAAGAAAAATATAATATTAATAACAGAGAAGATGAAGACTATTTAGATGAAGAGGACGAAGACGAAGAATCAGGTTTTGAATGAAATATCTTATGGAAATATATAATATTAATGATGTTGTTCCGTTTATGGAAAACAAAAAAGTTGCATTTGTTACAGGTGTGACTGGTCAAGATGGCAGCTTTATGGTAGATTATCTGTTGAAAAACACAGACTATTTCATCGTGGGGGGTGCTAGAAGACTAAGTATCAAAAATCACGAAAACATTAGACACTTAGAAAACAACCCCAGATTTAAATTAGTTAACTTTGATTTGAGTGATGCACATAGTATTAGCAAAATTGTAGAAAAGTTAAAACCAGAGTACTTTATTAATTTGGCAGCACAGACATTTGTTGGTAGTAGCTGGGACTTTCCAGCTCAAACTTGGGAATGTAATACTACTGGGGTAATTCACATCCTAGAAGCTATTCGTCAACATAAACCAACTTGTAGATTCTATAACGCTGGTTCATCCGAAGAATATGGCAACGTCGCTTATGTGCCGCAAGATGAAAATCATCCATCCAAACCTCGTAGTCCATATGGAGCAAGCAAATCAGCTGCTAGACAACTGGTTAAAGTGTATAGAGAAAGTTACAATTTGTATGCGGTACAAGGTTTGTTGTTTAATCACGAAGGTACCAGAAGAGGAGAAGAGTTTGTTACCCGTAAGATTACCAAGGGGGTAGCTAGAATTAAAAAAGCAATATCTGAAGGTAAATCGTTTCAACCAATTGAATTGGGTAATGTTAAAGCTAAAAGAGATTGGAGTGATGCCGAGGACTTTGTTGATGGTATTTGGAAAATGTTAAATCAAGAGACACCAAATGAATATGTACTTTCAAGCAATGAAACACATACTATTGCTGAGTTTGTATGGTATGCATTTAAAGCGGCTGATATTGATGGTGGGTGGCATGGAGAGGCTGAATCTGCTGAGTTTAGTATTACTACACAAGATGCAATAAAATATGAACCTGTATCTTCTGTATTAGTCAAGATCAATCCTAAATTTTATAGACCAGCGGAAGTGGATTTGTTGTTAGGAGACAGTACCAAAGCTAGAAACGAATTAAAGTGGGAACCAAAAACTTCATTTGAACAACTTGTTGATAAGATGGTTAAAAACGATCTTAAACAAATCGGACTATGAGTGAATCCTATACATTATATAACGAAACAGTAATGGATCATTTTATAAACCCACGTAATATGGGTGATATAAAAGAAGCCGATGCTGTTGGCGAAGTTGGCGCAGCTGCTTGTGGAGACATAATGAAAATTAGTCTCAAAATAGATGAAACAACCAATCGTGTAATTGATGCTAGATTCAAGACGTTTGGTTGTGGTAGTGCTATAGCAGCTTCATCTATGGCTACAGAATTAATAAAAGGTAGAACAATAGAAGAACTTGAAAAAAACTTTAGTAATGATAATATAGTAGAAGCATTGGGTGGTTTACCACCAGTAAAAATTCATTGTTCGGTATTAGCACACGAAGCACTTAACGCAGCGTTAGAAGATTACAAAAAAAGAAAAGGAATATAAATTATGTTTAATAACAAAATACAAGGAATGAATCAAACCCCAAATGTTAATTTTGGATTGAAAGATACACAATCGGTACAATGTACTGAATGTCAAGGCGCTGTTTTTCAAAACGGTGTTATGTTTAGAAAAGTAAGTAAAATCCTAGCTGGTACAGATAAAGACGCATTGGTACCAATTAATATACCATACTGTGTCAACTGTCTGGAACCATTGGATGAACTATTACCATCCGAATTGAGAAAACAAAAGTTCAGTCTTTAAAACAAAACCCCCGAAAGGGGGTTTTTTCATTTATAATTGTATTTTTGTTTGATGGTTTTTGGATAGTACCGTAAAACATCCAAAACGTCTTTGTCATTATATGTTGCCCATTTTTGTCTATCATCATTATACCAATTATGATACACCTCCATATTAAATGGAGATTCTAATGTGTAATTTATTAATGAATCGGTAATAGACAAAAATTCTTTTTCTGCGCCAAATTTACCGCATATGATTTTGTTACCAATCTTTTTAGCGGTATATGTACACAAACCAAACCCCTCACCTCTATTTAGAGTAAAATAAACATCTCCAAATTCGTGTATTAAGTTTATTTCATCGTCATTTAAGTCATCAAAGCAAAATATAATTGGTGGGATATTATCATACGTATTGAGAAGTTCTGCAAATTTATACTTCAACATTTCTTTTTGAGAAATGGTAAATTCTTTGAAATATGTTTTGATAAACAAACATACATTATCATCAGCTGTGAATTTTTTACAAAAAGTAGAAACAACTTGATTCAGGTTTTTTCGTTCGTTATACTGACTTATGTTATAATAAACGGTATTATTATCCAATATTGTTTTAATAAAAGAATCTGATTGAACATATCGGTTGTCTTGATATAAATAAAATTTATTTAAAACGTTGGATACATTTAAATCTTTATTGTTTACAAAGCTAAACACATCGTGATACCATATATTAATCTTTTTATTAATACCACTTTCTGTAAATGTCTTTTTATTAAAATGTGATGGCACAATTACTTCGTGTACAACACTAGAATTGATAAATTTCACCCAATCTTCGTGTAAGTGTGTTGTTTCCCAGGTTGTAAGGCCGTACACTTTTTTTGCAATTCTAAAATATTTTCCAACATCGTCCCACCCACTGGGGATGTTATGTACTATTATCGAATCGTAAACTATATTAGGATCGTATTTATTTTCGCAGTTAAAAACTTCCAACTCCTCATCATTACACGGTTTATATGTAGAAGTTCCAAATAAATTATTTATCCAATGAACTTTAAAATCGTTTTGTAATAATTGAAATATATAATTTCTAGCAGAATAGCTATATCCACTGTAATTATTTTGGGAAATATAAAGAACATTTTTTCCGTTTATAAAACTAAAATTTTTGAAAAGATGTGTAAATATTACTTCGTATGTATCAAGTCTTATTATTTTGAATATGATGTCATTTTTGAAAAAATCTATACCTTTATTTAATCCCGAATAATATCCAGAATTAGCGTGTAGTTTTATAACTTCACTGTGTTGTGGTATTTTTGTAATATAATCCTCCCACAAAAATAATGCTGGTACATTATCAATATCAGAATCAACCAAAACTTCAAGATTAAGAGGGGAGTTTTTAGCATTAATTAACTTTACCATAACAAAAATAACTATCTTAAACTAGTCAAGTAACATTTTTTTATTATTTACTTTTTCTACGATTCCCATTTTATTCTTCAACATTCGTAATGTTGACTTAGGATTCATTTTACCAAAGTTAAATCCCATTATACCATATTGTTGACAAAACTCTTCCAATGCTTCTATATCTTTAGGATCATACTGTTCTACTTCGGCATTAATATAACCATTATCATCTGATGTATTTGATTGTTTACGTCTCAACATAGCTTGATATGGGTCAAAAGCATTAATAGATGATACAGGCGCACTCTGTTGACGCATTACCATCATAGCTTGTAAGTTACCCATTGGTACTGTTGGCCATTCATTCATAACTTAGAAATAAGTTGTAAAACCAAAGTATTCTCCGAGAGGCTTTAACGATTCTAATTTAAGAAACCGATGTCTGCCTATATCAGCGACAACTTTATCTTTACTATACCAAGATGGTAATTTACCGCCGGATCGTTGTTGTGTGGTTACATTTAAAAAATGATTTGCACCTTTAGTAATGTCTTTTAAAGAACCACTTTTTGCTTTATTAACTAAATCGAGTGCGAGTTTAAATCTTGTATGACTCTTCTTTGAATCGATATATTTTTTAATATCATTGATATCTTTTTTATTAACTTTATTCCATCCGCTAAATTGATATGGTTTTAAACATTGCATCGATGCTTTTCTAATGTCTCCGTTAACACGATTCATAATTACATTTAAAACAGCTTGCATACCCTCGTAAGCATTCTTTTCTCCACCAGCTTCGTCTACGATTGTAGCAGCAATAACATCTTCAACTGTGTATGGTTGATTCTGAGAAGGTTTTTGAACATTTTGAGTTACTGTAGCTTGATTTGCGGGTTTTATTTTAGCCGCATCAACATCTCCAGACATTGCACCCAATCCAATTGCTCCTGCAGCAACCCAGTCTTTCCAACCTTCTTCAAGATTATGCGCAATTTTCACTTCATCAAACTTTCTGCCTTGTGGACCAAAATGGTCTAGATGATGATAAACATCATCCAAATATTCACCGGCTAAGTTTAACTTAGCTTTTACCCAATCCTCCAACTCAGAGTTTGGTTGTAACATTGTTTCCAATTCTTTAGCATCACTGTTAAGTTGTTTCAAAGCACCCATAGCCATACTGCTATTGAATTCTTTTAACATATGACGTACAACCGCTTCATATATTTCTTTTACTGGTTTACTCTTTGTCTTTTTACCCATCTGTCTTAGTCTTCTAGCTTTACAATGTGCCTTTTGACTAAAACCTTTGGGGTTGTTACAATTTATACGCTTTTTATACTTATTTGTCCATTTTTCATCTATCTGATCGTCAGAAGTACCAGCTTCTTTTTCATCCCGATAAAACTTCAAATAATCACGTACCGTAGCCACATAATCGCATGCGTGATTTAACTTGGCTTTTACCCAATCTTCCAAGTTATCATTTACATCAAACATCGATTGTAGTTTTTCACTATAATCAATAATTTTAGTAACATCACTTTGAGCCATTTCTGCGTTTTCCGACTTTAAATTATTAACTTGATGTTTAATACGATTTATTTCAGACATAATTTCATTTAAAGATCGATCTTCCCAATTATTAAGATCTATTTTACCTGTTTGATGTAACTTAACTAAATCACTATGATTGAACGAATGCTTTAACAAACCTTTTAATTTGGTTGTCAATTCTGGAAATCTATCACCCAAACCAACAATAACAGACCCAACAGAACTTTGCGTAACAATGTCGCCAGTAGGTATTTTACCTTTTCCAATTGCTTTTATTTTTTCAAGTTTTGAAATCATTTTTAAAGCATAATCTTTATACTTTTGAAATGCTTTATAATTTGCTAACGCTGAATTGTCTGTTTCGTTCATAGATCTTAATTTGAATATTATTCTAGACTTTCTTTTAACTTACGAAGTGTTTTAGCCAATCTTGCTCTTTGGCCCATTTTTCCACCTTTTTTTGCAGCTGCGGCTAATTTTTTAGCTGGAATCTTTTCTCCAGCTGGAACGTGTAACGCTTTCTTCAAAGCGCCTGGTTTGCTAATGGCTTTTTGTATCCATTGTTTTTTAGCTTCATCCATTGAATCGGATTCGTCGGATGTAACATCATCAACAGATTCACCACTTTCGCCACCAGCCTTAATTGGCAATTGATCGCTGCTCATATTATCAGCTTTAGCTTCCACATCATCTTCAGCGGGTACTACGGCATTTGCATCTTCTGGTCCAGCTGGAGTTTGTTCTGCATCTTCTCCCGCAGGAGTTAATTGTGTCATTAATAAATCGTGTAGTTTTTGAGCAAGTTCACGATCCAATGTAATAGTTACAGATTCTTTTTCTGCATCTACATTAACATCATCTTGTTCCATTTCACGAATCATTTTTTTGATAGCTTCTTTTAGTTGTTGTTTATTCATAGTTTGTTTGCTTTCTGCATATCCGACAAAATCATATCCACTGCCATTTGTACCAGATCCAGTCATTGTTGCATCTGATGGAAATGGACTTTCCATAGCTTGAGCTGGATAAGATTCACTCATTCTCCAACCGCCGCCTTTTCTCTTGTACCATTTAGCGGCCCAACCATTAGCATAAGCTGAAGGATAAACATCAAATTTAGATCTTGCTGCGGATTTGGCTCTAGACCATAAAGCAGGATTGGTTGGCTTCGGTTTTCTTTTACCTTTGCCTTTCTTTCTTCTTTTCTTTTCGTCCAATAAAGCTTCTTCTAAGCTATTAAAAGTTTGACCTTCCAATTCGATGTCAATAGTCTTATTTACAATGGGTTTACTGCGTCTTCCATCAACTTCTCCATTTGACGTACCACCAATAGATCCACCCATATTTCCTTTTTTTAATCCACCCATACCAATTCTTGCTGGATCATTTAAACTTGAATTGGGGTCACCAAATCCAGAACTAGTACCTGCTTGAAATTCCTTAGCCAATCCAGCATTAACTAATTTTGTATAATACTTAGGATCTTCGGTTAAATGATCCACAGCAATTTCTTTAGCAATTTCTACATCATTGGTATGTTCCATCTCAATTTGTATACCGGTACTTAGTTGAGTAGGATCAACTTGATCTGGTGGTGTACTGTCACCTTCTCCTCCTGGTAATTTTAATAAATTATTAATCATTCTTTAGTCCTTGTTGAAATTTTGAAAAGCTTTTACCACTACCAGCTCCTGGATCAATCATCCATCTACGACCTCTCATTGGATCGCTACCAACACTTGGATCGTGAAATCTGCCGTCGCCAATATAGTGCCAACCTTTGTGAAGTGGATCGGCCTTACGGTATGTGGGTTTATCTTTAGCAAAGTTAGCCATATTAGTTCCAGTTTCTACGTTGTTTTTTTGCTTCGTGCAAATTTCTCATTATTTCAGCTATAGCTTTTTCTTGTGGGGTACGATAATCTGTTTCATCTATCTTTTCAGGTTCATCTGTTATATCCAACATATGAAGTTTACTGTAGTATTGAGGATCTTTCTTTAGATTATTCACAACATTTTGTTTAGCCACTTGTTTATCTTTTAGCACAAGTTTCTTCATTTCATAATCAATACCCATAATAACTTCATCAGGAGTTACTTTGTATTTGATTTTTTCAACATCTCCCACATAATCTCTAGGATTTTGACCAGTATATGGACCAAATGGAGTTACTTTTGACATTGAATCTTTAGCACTAACTGTAATTTTACTTTTATCTGTCAGTGTGCCAAAATGATTTGGATCTTGAGATACGTCGGGACTCGCAAAGGTAGATAAATCAGAAGCACCAGAAACAGCTCCTCCTTGAGCGAAAGGTAAACCTTGCATCATTCTGTCGCCGAGATCCCCCAATTCTTGTAGTTTAGACATATACTTATAAATATATCAAAAAAGATTAATGTGTTAATTGATTTATATGTAATATATTTTTACTTACAGTGAATTGATTTATATTAAAATTATATATATAAGATGTTATGACAAGAATTGTAAATGAATTATATGTAACTGAGTGTATTACGTTTCCTAGATGTGGACACACGTGGTTAAGTAGAATATTAAAGTATTATTTTAAAAACGATCTTAATTACTGCGAAATGTACAATAATCCGGAATTGATGATTGATGTAAATGAAAATACGAACTTACAAAAAAATCACGATATTCATTTATACACCCCAGTTAAAAATGATAGAAAATATCTTATACAAATAAGAGGTGCCGAAAATTGTCTAAACTCTTACTATAAATTAGAAGTGGAAAACATAGATAATAATTATTTTAAAAAAGAAATGGGTTCAACGGATTTAATAAACTTTCAAGAATATAGACGCTATAACGATTGGATTGAAGAAAAGAAAATTTTCTATAATCATTTTTTGAATAAATGGGTTTTCAAATATATACCCAATTCAAAAATTGTTATATATGAACATTTAAAAGACAATACTATTGAAGAAGTATTGTCTATAATAAAGTTTATGACTGATAAAGATGGTGATAGAGAAAAATTATTAATTGCAATAGAGAACTCAAATGAACCACATTTAGTAAATGAACAATTCAAAGAAAAATATATTGTGTGAATTATATATATTTATATTGATGCATAATTACTTTTAAATTGGTTTCTAACATATTCAATCTTTGTTTTTCATTATAACAAAAATCTCCACAACCTGAATAAGACGACGGCAACCATCCTACTCTTTTAAAAGAATCTTCTTTAAGTTTATTATAAATACGAATTCCAAGACCAAAATCCCAAGGACCAACTTCGTCTACGTGTTCGCTTTTATTTAAAATAGTACCGTATAATTCTTTATTAAAAAACTCACACATTTTTTCTGTATTATAAAATGTAAGTGCGCCATTTGTATATATTGATATAGGTGAAGCGTGATCAATATTTATTGATACTTTACATTCTTTTGAATAGTTGTATACATAATCTTGAATACTTTGAAAAAAATTACCTATTGCTAGTTTAGGCATTCTAATTGCTGGTGTTCCTGTAATAATTGGTTCATATGGCCAAGCTAAATGTTCTTGCCATAATATATCAAACCAATAATCCTTAGATATTAAACAGTCCCATTCGTAACAAAAGAAATAATCCCAACCTTTTTCTTTAGCAATTCGTATACCTTCTACAAATGCCCAGAATGCATATTTATCACATTTTCTATATAAACCAGCTTGCATTTCTTCCATTTTGTTAAATTTAACAAAATTAACAGCATCTAAATTGCTATCCGAATACACAACAAATGGAATATTATATTTTGATAATTTATAATCATTTATATTATCAATACATTTTTTAATACCATCGTTCATTTGGTGAACATAAAAAATGATACCGACCTTTAAATTGTTTTTAATATGTAAACTTTTTACCTTAGAATAAATTTTTATAAAATTGCTATCAACTATTTTTTTTCTGTTAATATCAATTTGAGTAGCGCTAGAATCGTGACTTATACATTTAACGCATTTTTCTTGAAAAAATAAGAACAAATTATCTGAATTCTTAGTAAAATGCGACCAAATGTATATATCGTTTCCCACAACGAATGATGGACGTTCATAAAAAAATTTATCATTTCCGTGAGTTTGTTCCCATTCAATCAAACAAGAAAGAAGTTTATCAGTTGGAAAAATTCCATGAATAGGCGATAAAGAATATCCCTGTCTAATAATGTAATCTTTTATTACGTCTACTTTGTACACCCCAGTTTTTAACTCTATATCCAAAGTTGAATTTAACTCGGTTTTTTTAGTAATGAAATTTTCTACCGATCCTTTCCAAACTCCAAATGCGCAATTTTCGTTCATTAAATTTACTGCATTTTTAACTTCGGATAAGATGATGTCATCATCGTGAAGAATAGTAACCCAATTTGTAGTTACATTTTTTAATCCTTCAATCCAACATAAATTATTATTTCGTTCATCTTCTATGATAACTACTTTATGTTTTTTGGATAACTGTTTTGCCCAATTAACATATTCAAAATTAAATCCTGACACTACTATTACTATATTGGTGATACCAGCGTCAATAATAGATTGATAAGCTTTTTTTCCAAATGAAAGTCTATCTCCGTGACACGTTAATAGTACTGTATAATTATCTAAATTAGATGAATGTTGGACTTTTGGAAATTGAAAAAATTTATCTGTGTGAGTTTCAATATAAGATAATTTTTTATATGAAATGTCGTCTTTATAATAAAAGATAGCGTTCATACCAATAAAGTTTGATACTTCATTTTTCCACATCGTAAATCCATTTACTCTAATTCCCAATTTTCTATTGTCTTGACTTTTTGGATCAATATCACTTGGGGTAAATGTACTAGATTCACATCTTATTTCCACTACATTATTTAATGGAATCTTAACAAACAACTTTTTATCTTTTTCAGCACTAACTGTTGTAAACAACTGGTAATCATCACTATCTTTATATTTTGTATAAAACTTTACAGTTGCTGCGTATGGTAAGTTGGCAGATTCAATCGAAATGAAATCGTAATTAAAATTGTTTATTTGTACAAAAAACAATTCAGATGTCCATCTCCAGCACAATTCATCTGTTCCTTCTAAATTATGCCATCCACGACCAAGAACTATTTCCACAGAATCATCTATATCTATTATAGAATTCGATGGTTTATTTACAATATATAAACAAGAAAAATGGTCATTTGGATCTCCGTATACATTAAACTCTTGATTGTCAGTTCTTTTATTAGAAACAGGCACATAATTGTTTTTTTGTAAAATTTCCCAAGTATTTTTATAAATGCCATTTACCGATTCATCATTAAACCTGCGTCCTGACACAAGCAACTTATCGGTCATATTTCTAATATCATTAAGATAAACGGTTAAATCGTCCTCATTAATATGTTGAAAAACTAAAGTAGCAAATATAAAGTCAAATTTTATATTTTTTATAAATGCCCAATCAGAAATAAGTTGAACATTTTTATACTCTTCTAATTTTTTATTATATCTCCTTAAAGAGTATTCTTCAACACGTGATAACATTGAACTATTGTCATATCCAATAATAGTTACATTTGGAAATTTATTAGCAATATCAAGTGTATTTCTACCAATACCACAACCAAAATCCAATATCGTAAAATTTACATCTGTAGGTATGTAATTATACAATAATTTATCTGAATTAATGTTATCTACAGACTTATCCGTTATAATTAACGAAGCTAATTTGTCGATAGAAATTTTACTAACAACATCCCAATTATTAAATTTAAACATAATTAAAAATTTTTAATTTGATTATAAATCCATTCGTAGGTATTTTTTATACCTATATCCAGTGGTTGCGTAGGTGACCAATTCATTTTTTCTTTATATAAACAATTGTTTGAATTTCTACCACGTACACCCGTAGGACATTTAAAACCATATTTTTTATAAAATTCTTCTCCCGCAATATTACTTATTTTAAGATTTTTACCAGACAATTTAATTGCCATTTGAGCTAAATCGTTTATTGATACCATCTGTTCAGACCCAATATTTACGGGTCCAATAAAACTATCTTGTCGCATAAGTCTCAAAATACCTTCTATACATTCGTCTATATAAAGAAATGAACGAGTTTGCAATCCATCTCCCCATACTTCAAACGTAGAATTGTTTTCCGATTCAATCGCTTTGCGACACATAGCGGCAGGCGCTTTTTCTTTGCCACCTTTATATGTTCCGCATGGACCAAATATATTGTGAAACCTAGCAATTCTAACGTCTAACTTATAATTTCTATTATAGGCTAAATATAATCTTTCACTAAATAATTTTTCCCAACCATATTCACTGTCTGGTTCAGCTGGATAAGCATCTTTTTCCGCACATTTTGGATTGTTCGGATCCATCTGATTATATTCAGGATATACACAGGCACTAGATGAATAAAATACTTTCTTTACCTTTTTCTTAACACATTGATGTACTACATTAAGATTAATTAATGCAGAATTATGCATTACATTTGCATCATTCTGACCTGTAAAAATATACAAAGCGCCACCCATATCAGCCGCTAATTGATACACCTCATCGATGTTTTCTGAAATTACAGATTCTACAATGTTAGAATCGGTTAAATCTCCTAAAATAAATTCGTCGGCATAATTATGATATTCATTATTTTTGATATCAACTCCACGGACCCAATAACCCTCTTCTTTTAGTTTTTTAACCAAATGTCCACCTATAAAACCACCAGCGCCTAATACTATAGCTCTTTTTTGAAACATATTATTTATTAATTGATTTGATAATTTTAGCAACACATGCCATAAACGTAATTTCCTTGTCTACGACCATACTGCTCTGATATACATATTCTGCGATTTCTATAATAATTAATGTTTCTTTACCAACTGCATATTCGTCAATCCTAGAATATAGTTCTGTATAAAGTTCTTCAAAATTACGGGTACCCGCATCATTAATCAATTGGCGAATTTCATTAAATGACTTGCCATTGGTCTTAGCAGACTTTAATAAGTCAATTAACTTGTTCTTCAAATCAAAGCTAGCACCTTGACTTTGCAAGATCTTCAATTTACCATCCGAAGAACTCTGTTGAATAAAATTGATGATCTTACGAACGTCAGGATAAAAATCCTGAACAATCTTCTTTAGATCCACCAATTCATACTTGATAGATTCTTTATCCAAAATATTCTTGATATGTACAGCTACATCTTTTAATGAAGGTGGTTCAAGTTTAAATACCTGACTACGACTACACAACGGATCAATAATCTTTTCAACATAATTACACGTTAAAATGAACCTGGTAGTACTACTATAAGTCTCCATCAAGTTACGCAAAGATGCCTGACTGCTAGCTGACAAAAAGTCAGCTTCATCCAAAATAACAACTTTCAATGGATTGAAACCAGTTGAAGCTGCAAATGGCTTAATAGTTTCACGAATAAACTCCACCTTGGTATTATCACTAGCATTAACATACATAACATCACATTCAATGTTACTTGTTAGAATTTTTGCCAATGTAGTCTTACCAGTTCCAGCACCACCGTGTAAAAGTATATGTGGAATGTGTTTCTTATTAATAAAATCTTGAAAAACTGCTCTGATACTGTCAGAGCAGATATAATTGTCTAGTTTCGATGGACGATATTTTTCAGCCCAAAGACTATGTTGTTCCACACCATCTGACTTTTCTTCAACAAAGAAACTCATAATTAGTATTAATCTACGCTCTTGATGTCAATTAGATAATAAGAACTATTGAATAGATCGTTATTAAACTCAACGTGAGCAATACCAGCATCACTGATCTTCAATACTGCATTTTCACAATCACTATTGCTAGTCAAAATCTCTTTTAGATACTTAGCACTAAAGTGAATAGTCTTACCAAGAGTATCTTTACCTTCTGTTGGCTTGATATCGATATTAATACGATTGCTATTAACACTGCTATATCCAATAGTTAACTTGATCTTATCCTTTTTATCTTTGATAAAAGTCATTGTATCAACATCACTCAAAGCACTCTTAGCTTTAACGAATGTAGTAACAAACTCCTTCGTAAGAGGAATCTCTAAATTGAACGGAGGCAACTTTTTGAGATCTGGAACCTTTGGAATCACAGTCAAATCAGCAGTAACGTACTGTACATCAGTACCTTCACTGTTCAATGATAGTGAAACAATCTTCTCTTCACGCTTGTTATATGAGATGTTAACGTCCTCCGTTAGAACATTCAACAACTTCTTTAGCTTGGTAGTATCATTGATACCAATCTCAGAATCAGTCAAACCCGCGTCATCTTTAATCACAACATAACTGATAACGTTTTTATCATCACTAATTGATGCTGTTTTGATTTGTTTGTTGCTGTTGTCAACGATCCATTTAACACTTTCAATGGTACCGTTGAGTGAATATTTGTCGATAAATGTAGTTAATATTTGTTTCTTCATACTCTATAATGTTAACCGATGTCGATTTGTTTGTCAATTGTTGAATTCAAAAAATAATCCCACGTTTTCATTGCTGTGATTCTTTTCAGAAAGACACTTTATACCCTCACTGTATAAATCACTTGGTGATACATAAAAGCAACCAATTTTATAATCTGCATATGCGACTGTTCTCATTTGATAATATACCTTCACATTGCTACTATCATTGGTTCTAAACTCAATATAGTAAACCTTTGGGTCACTTAGTCTATATAATTGATTTTTAGGAATAAACAGTTTATCACACAGCATTTGATTGGGTGTAAATTCTACATATGGACCCCGTTGACCAATTACCACACGTTCATATTTACGAGCAATAACTGTATCATAACTGGTTTTCAACTCTAACGACGATCCCTCTTCAGGAATAGTCAATAACTCACTATATTTTTTCATAACTTTTTAAAAACTAAAAAACTCTTCCAATTTAACATCTGTCTCATTTGGATAACTCCAATTCAACACATTATAAAAGTCTAACAACTTGCCTTTAAGTTCTTGTTCATACATAGCATTTCTGTCTACATATTGTTCAATGAACTCCATAATACGATCAGGATCAGTACCATCAGCTTTCATAGCAATACCCTCAATACCATATTGGTTTTGTTTTAGATATACCCACTTGATCTTTTGACCGTGGAAAATCTCAGGTACATCTTTGTCTAACTTCCAAGTCTTCAACAAATCATTATAAGCCAAAGCAGCTTTAGCTTGTGCTGGAGTACCATCCATAAACTGAAATGGATGTCTGGTCTTTGGATTATAATCATTATCTCCATTTTGACTCTTAAACTTTACACTAGTATTCTTTGCAATCTCAATAACTGGATAAGTAGACATCTTATCTTTAAATTCAAGAATACTAGCATCAATTTGATCTTTTGGGAGTTTACGTAACATATCATCCAAGAACTTTTGCATAAACTTACGAAATCGAATTGGAAAGCTGGTACGAACTACGTCAATACCCTTTACTTCCATTTCATCACACTCAATACCAGCTTTGTTGATAATAAACTGAGCATATCGTTTCTTAGCCAACCAGAAACTGGTCTTAGCAATAACTTCTTGTTTTGCATCAAAACGATGTTTCTCAATGTTGAAGTAACGTTTTGCCATTACATCATAAAACTTATTGACAAACGATTGTACATCGCCAGTTACTTTCAAAATAGCCTCAGTCATTGCCTTTTCATCATTTAGATCGATATCAGGCATATTCTTTTTAATGATAGGTAATGCACTAGCAAAACAACTATCTGTATCTGTATAGATAACCCAATCTCCTTCTTTCTCATTCAATGAACGTTTGAAACACTCATTGATAGCTTTACCAGTAGATTTGATAATATCTTGACCAGTTATGGTAACAGCGCTCGCATTATCCTTGTCATAAAATCTAAAGATCGGTAGACCCAATACACCATAGATTGAATTAAGTAATACTTTTTGTACTTTTTGACGACCATCATAAAATTCATATTTTTCCCATTCTTTTAAATCCGCATGCTTCTTAGCAAGTTTACGAAGATCTTTACGTTCATCGAACCACTTTACTAGAATTTCTGGAATAACCCCAGTCTTGTCTTTCTTACACATTACACCATTACTAGCCACACTCAAATTGCTTTGGACAACCAATTGTTTAAATTCATCATTGGTATAAACTGTAGATCCAACGTGATACTTGCCAATCTTGTCTTGAGCAAACAATCTAGCATTAAATGCGTACAATCGTTGTTCAAGATATTGAGCAAATGGAGTCTTCTTTTGAGCACTATCACCTAGATTCTCATAATCCTCACGAATTTCTTTGGTACGATCTTCTACATAAGAATTATCATATTCAATCTTATTAATTACTGCTACTTTAGTTTCAGGCGATAAGTTAAGACTGATGATGATATTCGGATACATTGATGTAAGGTCCAAGTCAAAGACCCAATCATAACGACCGGGAGTAGGAGCTTTAACATAAGCACCTTCAAAACCTTGTTCATTATCTTCCATTTGAGTTTCATATTCATCACGACCATCCAATGATTTATTTTTAGCGACTTGTCCTTTACGACGTAGATACATAAGAATAGCACCTTCAATGAAACGAGAACTCATTTCATACCATTCATATGGAACGTGACCTTTGTGACAAATAGCCCTTGCCAATTCAATAAACTGTAACTTCTTTTCTAGTGCTACAATGATTTGTACGTCGTTCAAGTTATATTCAATATACTTGTTGATATCAGCTTTGTACAAATCATCCAAACTACCTTTATAGGCAATCTTTTCCATACCCACGATCTTTTTACCAATAGCACCAAGAGCATAACTAGCTTCTTGTTTAATATTAAGCTTCTTGTAAAGAGTCATATAATCCAAATGAGTTACCCCAGCTACAATAACTTTCTTATTCCAGTCATTGATATAAGCAACTTGAATTGGACTCAAACGTTTTGCATTGTTTGGACCAACGATATTTTTCATACGACGGAATAGATACGGCATGTCGAAGTTATCACTGTTCCAACCAGTACTAATAGTAGGTTGAATTTCTTCCCATTTGGTAAGAAAGTGCATCAATAGACTATCTTCATCTGTAAAACTACGTACTTCTACATTTTCTTTAACGAAGTCCTGTAGCTTATGTTCTTTATCCAAAATGAAAGCTGTATATTTAGATGTACAACTATCATAAATAGCAATAGCTGTAATTTCTTTATCAGCTTCTTCTACGTTTGGAAAGCCACCTTCGGTACTAACCTCAATGTCAAGATATACAACACGATGTCCTTCAGAAGGTTCGTCACTGTCCTCGTAAGCATCAATCAAGATGCGAGTTTCTGCTGGAACATCACTTTCAAATAAACTTGGGTCTTTTGGATTGAATTTGTATACCTTTTCCAATTCGTCTCCATAAATACTACGATACATTCCACCTTCACGCTTTCGATAAGCATATGGACGATACGGAACCGTTACATATCCTTTTTTATCATCCCACAAGTGAATAATGTTATCTTTCTTTGAAACAAATATATTTTGATACATACAACCACTATACCTTCAATTTAGCAACAAGTCCAGTGAAAACTGCGTGATGTTCTTCTTTTACGTGTTGCGCACATTGTAATATTCTATCCATCAACCGTTTATGTTTAATTGAAACGAATAAACACGGTTCAAGTTCTTCTCCGCTTAACACAGGTGGATTAATTTTATTAATACAGAACCATAACATTGCTAATTCGTCTTCTGTGAGAGACTCTAGATGATCTAATTTCATTTTAATTTAAAACCAAAAATATTTTGTCCGTAGTTTACAAATAAAGTATTGTCTAATTTTACCTTCAAAGTTTGAATAGATTTGCTATGAGCATCTTTTTCTTCATCTTCTACTTCTTTGATACTGAAACTGTTGCCCATCTTGGTAACAGTTGCTTCTCTAGCATTTAATATAACTTGGGGAGTAACAACCAAATAATCTCCCTCTTTTAAATCTTTCTTCTTCTTTGATTTACTATCCAATACAGTTGCGTTACCACCAACAACATATATCTGTGTATATTTATCACCTGACTTTATAAAGAAACTTGTTTTATTGAATACAACCGAACATAAAGAAGTTAGAATTGTATTTGTAGTAGCACTTTCACTGACACAGTATAACTCACCATTACTCGTAAAGTTAAACATTGCGTCTTTTACTTTAACAACCTCAGGCAATTTGAAATTATTATCATATTCAGTACTTGTTTGATTGAAGTATGTACTGGTGCTTTCACGTTGGTGTATAGCAATTCTATATGGAAACACATATGTAGCGGTACTATTGGTTTGGGTGTTTATATTCAAACTGTTAGTAAGTGTAAAGGTATTATTAATTTGGGCGTTTAACACACTAAGTTTATTGTTAATAACCTCGGTTATTTCAATTTGTTCATTTGTGTCATATAGATACAGATCATTGGCGACAAGATTTAGAGACATTAATAGAAGTAATAGTATTTTTTTCATATACAATATATAGTTTTTATAAGTTGACTATTTTAAATTATAGTGTAAGATAATGTAATGTCAACTGAAGAAATTAAAGAAATAAAAAAGAAACGAGTCAGTTTTAGCCAATATTCTACATTTCTAAAATGTCCCCAAAAGTGGTATTTGGATTATGTTAAGAATCTTCGTGTTAAAGATGATAATATTAATACCACGTTTGGAACTGCCATTCATCATGCATTTCAAACCTATCTTACATCCTTATATAAGGAAGGGGTAGGTATTGCAGACTCGTTGGATGTAAAGAAGTTATTCTTAGATAAGTTTAATGAGGAAATCAAAAAGGTAAAAGATGTAAAAGAAGAAGAATTTACCGACTTCATTTTTGATGGTAATGATATTATAGATACATTCTGTAAATCTGCTAATAGACTCAAATACTTCTCTACCAAAGACTATGAATTGGTTGGTATCGAAATTCCACTAGAAATACCCATTAAAAATAATGTTGAGTTCGTTGGTTTCATTGATTTGGTATTAAAAGAAAAAAATAAAGAATACTATAAAATCATTGATTTCAAGACATCTAGTAGCGGATGGAACAGTTATATGAAGGAAGATCCTACTAAGTTAGCGCAATTGCACCTGTATAAAAGTGTTTATAGTAAAAAGTTTAATGTGCCCCTCAATTCAATTGAAGTAGAATTTTTCATTGTTAAACGTAAACTCTATGAAAACGTATCATTTCCACAAAGTAGAATTCAAGTATTTAAACCAGCTGCCGGACCTGTAATCATAAAGGAATCCATTAACTCTTTTATTGAATTCTTAGATATTGGATTTAATTCTGATGGAACTTATAACACATCCATAGAATATCCCAAAATCCCAGGCAAAGCCAAGAAAAATTGTAAATATTGCATTCACCACAAAACAAACTGTGATGCCAAGGCTTCTAAATGAAAATAGGAATATTTTTAGATAAGTTTTTAAACAATCAACTTCCGAGTTTTTATGTTAAAGGCAATGAGTCGTTTTATTTAAAAAATGACAAATTAATGGAAAATACTTTTAAAGTCAAAGAAGCATGGTTTTCTTGGACTGATTGGTGTCAAGGAATTTTTATAAATTTATCAGAATTTAATTCAGTACCAAAATTTGACTTAGATATTATATTTGTTTGTTTAGAATGGCATACTGATAAAATAGACGAAATAAGAAAAGCTTATCCAAATGCTTTAATTTGCGCAATTATAAAAGAACTATATTTTATCTCATCGATTGAAGATCGTATAAAATTTTTTAATAAATGTGATCGAATTTTATCAATGTACAAAAATATTAACGTGTCAATGAATTATTCATACAAATTTAATAAAAACGTAGATTGGTTGCCTTGTCCAATTGATGTTTATACCTATGAAAAGTTATTTTCAAAACAAAAAAAAGAAGATAAGATTGTAATATATTTGCCTAAATGTACATGGAGACAAGGAGATGCCGAAAAATTCGGTAAGTTTTTATCGAAAAAATATAATATTGATTATATTAAGTTAGAAACTTCTTCTATGTACGATTTTTTAGATTTAGTATCAAAATATAAATATATCTTGAATATGGATCCTGAACCCCAATTAGGACAACAAACAATATACAACGCGATATTCAAAAATATGACTATTGGCGGATTAAATGATGCAAATAAAATTTTATATCCAGAGACATCAACCAATGATGTTAATATATTAGAGAATATATTTTGTAAATCTTTAAATGACATTAATTATTTTGATGTTATAGTAAATAAATCGTACAAATCAGTAATTGAAACATATTCTTATGAATCAGTCACAAATAGATTTACTAATATTTTAAAGACTTCAAACGAAAAACCTAAAATCAAAACTAATATTAGGCCTTTAATTTTAAATACGCACGTTACAATAAAAACAATTTAAAATAATACAAAAACATATGTACATATATACATATACACATATGTTATGGACCAAGTTGTTACTACAGTAAAACTCAATCAAGAGTTATATAATCAATTTAAAGAGCTTAATATTCGTGGTAGAATATCATTTCAAGACTTTGTAAATAAGTGTTTGGAAAGATATTTGACCGATTCGAATTTTCAAACAGAAATAAGCGAAAGCGTTTGTCAAAAATTAAGTTATAATCAACCATTTCAACTATCTACAAAGGAATCTAAATGAAGAAGAAAAAAATATTATTATTGAGCGACGATCTAAGAATGCATAGTGGTATCGCAACAATGTCAAGGGAACTTGTCTTAGGCACCGTACAGCATTACGATTGGGTGCAAATAGCTGGTGCCATTAAACACCCTGAACAAGGTAAAATCGTTGATATGAAAGAAGCTGTTGATAAACTCAATGGACGAAATGATAACTATCTCAGATTATATCCTGTAGATGGTTATGGTGATGAAGAAATTCTATTTCAAATCATGTCTCTAGAAAAACCAGATGCAATTATGCACTTTACAGATCCACGTTTCTGGGGATGGTTGTACAATATTGAAAATCAGATTCGTTCTAAAATTCCTCTAACCTACTTAGACATTTGGGACGATCTACCATATCCTATGTGGAACAAACCATTTTACAAATGTTGTGACGCATTGTTCGCTATTAGCAAACAAACAGACAATATTAACAAATGGGTACTAGGACCAGAAAATTGTACCAGTATCTTTGGAGACTTTGACAACAACGGAAACATTATAAAGAAGGAGAACCTATAATATGCCAGTAAACGGAAAACATCTATTGCATTTGGTGCCACACGGTATTAACAGCAATGAATTTAGAGTATTGGAAAAGAATAATCCAGCTGTTCAAAAAATTAAAAAAGAATTGTTGGGTGACGGCGATTATAATTTCATTGTAGCATTTAATAGTCGAAATGCACATCGTAAACACCCCGCCAATCTTATTCTAGCATTTAGAACATTTTGTGATTCTTTGACAAAAGAAGAAGCTAGTAAATGTGCATTGGTAATGCATACTGATAAAGTATGTGAAGCTGGTACAGATTTGGTTGCAACGATTGCGTCGATTTGTCCAGAATACAAGGTCGTATTAAACGAATCTCGTTGGTCACCAGACGAAATGTGTGCTTTTTATAACTTAGCCGATGTGTTGTCAAATGTAAGTTCTAATGAAGGATTTGGTTTGAGTGTTGCAGAAGCTATTATGTGTGGTACACCTGTCATAGCTACTGTAACAGGTGGTCTACAAGATCAACTAGGTATCGTAGATGATAATGGTAATGCAATTGAATTTAATTTGGAATTTGGTACAAATGCATCTGGAAAATATACAAATCACGGCAAATGGGCTAAACCAGTATGGCCCAAAGTACAAAATATGCAAGGTAGTCCACCTACCCCATATATTATGGATGATTTAACAAATTATTCAGACATTGCAGATGCAATTATGTATTGGTATCTAGCCGGTTCCGAAAAGCGTGAAGAATGTGGATTGGAAGGTAGATTGTGGGCAATGAATGAAGGTGGTATTAATGCAAAGAATATGTGCGATCAATTCATCAAAGCAATGGATTTCACTATTGAAAATTTTAAACCAACTAAAAAGTTTGATATTTTCACTGAGTATGGTTATGATATTAAGAGTCAACCCAATGGAAAGATGGGTATAGATTTGCATAAAATTAATATTGATAAGATCAAACAAGAAGTATCGGCTCTATGAAGATTCAAGTATTAAAGAACGAAGATTATAAAGAAACAAGTAATTTGCCAAAGAAAGGTACTGATAGAGCTACTGGTTTTGATGTAATTGTTACAAGTGGCCCAGAGATAATTGGGGAAACATATGATAACGGTGCATACAAACGAGTAGATTATATTCAGTATAAGACCAATCTTAAACTAGCTGTACAAAAAGAAAAAGTGTTTAGTAATTTTGGTCATACCGATTTAGACTATGACATTCTAGCATTTCCTCGTAGTAGCGTTAGTAAATATAATTTAGTATTGGCTAATTGTATTGGATTGATCGATGCAGATTATCGTGGAGAAGTATTACTTCGTTTTAAATATCAATGGCAACCAGAAGACTATAAAATTAGAACCGATAATCTATTAGAAGGAACTGTAAATTATAGTAAACTCTACAACAAAGGTGATAAGGTTTGTCAACTTAAAGTAACCAAAGTTGAAAATGTAGAATTTATTCTGGTAGACGAATTAGATTCTACAGATAGAGGTGATGGAGGATTTGGCAGCACCGATGTTAAAAAAAAAGATAACGTAGTGTCTGAGTCAAGTAGTCCCAATACAATTGAATCATTATATGCAAATTTAAATAAATCGGAAACACCGAAAAAATATAGTCAGTTAATCGCAGAAAGAGACAACAATCAATTTAATCAAAAATAATATGAGCAAACCATTATGTTTAATTTCAGGTCCAGTATTTAATCGAAGTGGATATGGCGATTGGGCTACGACAGTAGCCAAGAGCTTAATTCGTCAGAACAAATACGATGTTAAAATTGCGCCCACTAGATGGGGAGCGTGTCCAAGCAAACGATTCTTGGAAGATCTAACAGATCCAGAAGATAAGTTGGTAGCTAATTGCATTCTACAAGGAAACTTGAATAAGCAACCAGAATTGTTTATTCAATTGACCATCCCCGAAGAATTCCAACAAGTTGGAAAGTACAATATTGGTATGACAGCTGGTATTGAAACAACAATTTCACCTGGAAGTTGGATCGAGGGTATCAATAGAATGGACCTTACAATTGGTCTATCAGAACACGTTAAAAAGGTATTCGTGGATACCAAGATGGTCAAGCAACACGAAAATGGTCAAAAAGAACAAATTCAAGTAAATAAACCAATTGAAGTTTGTTTCTGGGGGGTAGATACCAATGTTTATAAGAAAACCGATCAAACCGTAGAAACTGTCAATGAATCTCTAAGTAAGATTCCAGAAAAGAACGCATTTCTATTTGTTGGTCAATGGACTCACGGCGGACTATACAATGATCGTAAAGATATTGGAAATCTAATCAAAACATTCTGCACAGCATTCAAGAATAATAATCCAAATGATAGACCTTGTTTGATTGTAAAAACAAGTGGCAGTGGATATAGCACAGTTGATCGTTTTGATATGTTGGACAAGATCAAAAGAATCAAAAGTGCATTTGGAGACAATTGTCCAAACGTATATCTATTGCACGGCGAACTAAGTGACGTTGAAATGAATGCATTGTTAAATCACGAAAAGATTTTAGCGCACGTATCATTTACTCACGGTGAAGGATTTGGTCATCCAATGTTACTATCTACATTAAGTGGAAAACCACTACTAGCTCCAAATTGGAGTGGTCAATTGGATTATCTAAATGAGAAATATGCTAATTTATTGCCAGGTACACTAGTAGATGTAGATCCTAAGTCTGTTAACCAATGGATTCTAAAAGAAAGTAAGTGGTTTAAAGTTTCTTATTCTCTAGCAGAAGACAAATTTAAACAATTGTATTTTGCTCGTAAGAGTGATAAGTTTACTAAACCAGCCGAATTACTTCGTGCTGAAAATGAAGAAAAATTCAGTTTACAATCGATGGATCAAAAGTTGTGGGGTATACTTGATAAGTATGTACCGAAGTTTGCTACAGAAAATTCATTTGTATTACCCAAATTAAAATCACTTAATACATCAGAAAACAAAGAAGAACAAAAGATTGTTCTGCCAAAACTAAAGATGCTATAATATGTTTCTATCATATCTAGTCACAACGCATAATGAAACTGATTGTTTGGACGCATTATTGTCTAAATTGACCAGTACTAAAAAAACTAACCACGAAATTGTTTTATTGGATGATTATTCTGATAATCCAACTACAATTTCCATTATTGAGAAGTATAAGTCATCTATTAATTTTCAACAAAAGAAATTACAGAATGATTATGGTGCTCATAAAAACTATGGCATTAGTTTATGTAAAGGTGAATGGATATTTCAAATTGATGCGGATGAATTGCCAACCGATGTTCTTCTTGAAAATATAGATGTATTATTACAATCTAACGCAAACAATGAAACATTGTGGTTACCCCGACTCAACTATTTTGTTGGGGTAACACAAACAGATATTGAAATGTGGGGTTGGAATTATCACGATGGTATGATTAACTTTCCTGATTACCAATCCCGTCTTTATAAAAATCTTCCTCATATTAGATACGAACGTAGATTACACGAAAAGGTTGAGGGATATAAGTCTTATGCCTTTATACCTCCTCAAAAAGATATTGCTTTGATTCATAACAAAACAATTGAAAAACAAAGAGAAACAAATATGAAATATAACAAAAACTTTAGCCTTAATGAAAACAAAGGTTATGCTGTAAAATAATATGACTATTGACGAACTTTTAAAAGATATACCAGATAAATTTGAACATAGTACAACTACAAGTCATAAATTTAAACGTGATGTGTTTGAGTTTTTTGATAAGCCTGAATTTAAACAAAGTGTTTGTTTGGAAATAGGAGCTAATTTAGGATACTCTACTAGAATTTTAAGCTATTTGTTTAAAGAGGTAGTAGGTTTTAATTTGGAAAGTGCTAAAGAAGCTATAGAGTTCAATAAACATCGTACAAATGTAAGATATTATACACAAGACGTATATAATACCCAGTTGCCATTAGATTATGGAGATGTCTTTTTTATCGATGCACAACACACTTATTTTGCAGTTATAGATGATACAATTAGATCTCTTAAATTTAAATCTACAAACGGATTAAAGAAGTATTTTATTTATGACGATATTGGAGGATTTCCAGAATTAAAACAGGCTATGGATGATTTGGTTAAAAATGAATACATTAAAATAGTAAAACCAATTGGTTATAGTCCTGATGAAACTTTTATTAGTAAACTCCCCAAATTAAGTGCTTATGAGGGATATATTTGCGTTGAGGTATAATTTATGAATAACATTGAACTAAGAAAAAAATACGGAGATCATCCAGAAAACCCGATATACACCTATCCAGATCATTATTTTGCTAATAAAGATGGATTCACTATTCACATCACAAATTGGTTGACATTTTTATCAAAATTTGAAAATGCTCCCAATCTTCAATTTTTAGAAATAGGCACTGGAAACGGTAGATCCGCCGTGTGGACTTTGGAAAATATTTTAACACATCCAACTTCCAAATTAACAACTGTTGATATAACAGAAAATCTACATTACAAAAAAGGTGCTTCGTTTAAAGGAATGGTATTGGAAGAAGACATACTGGTATCGGTTAGACAAAATTTACAGCCTTATATAGATCAAAATAAATGTGAATATGTTTTGGAAGATTCAAAATTATTTTTAAAAAAATTCAATCCAAATGTGGATAAAATTCTAGATTTTGTTTATATTGATGGCAGTCACGAACCAGATCACGTAATTTATGAATCTTGTCTGTGTTTTGAAATGTTAAAGCCAGGAGGATATATGTTATTTGATGATTATGGTTGGGGAAATTGTAGATATGGAATAGAATCTTTCTTATTGTGTTATCAAAACAAAATAAAAGTATTACATAAAAACTGGCAAGTACTGGTAGAAAAATTATAATGTTATGAGTAAATATGGATTATTAGACCCAGGAACATGCATACCAGTATTAGAAGTTGCATTTGCAGTATACCAAATAAATTCGGTATTGGAATTTGGATGTGGTATATGGAGTACTGGTTGTTTTGTTAGAAATAGCAAACAGACCACATCTATCGAAAATGTAGAAGAATGGGTGAAATTTGTAAAACAAGAATACAGTCACAAAAATAATTTGGATGTTGTTCATTATACAAAACCAATGAATGAATACTTCAATGAAACTAAAGAAAATTATGATCTAATTTTTATAGATGGAAATGACCGAAAAGAATGTTTACAATCCGCATTTTATAGAAGTCCAATAATTGTTTGTCACGATATGCATACCAACGAATTCAAATGGCAATCAGTTAAGGTTCCAAGTGATTATAATCTGATGTTATATACAGGATGTGAACCTTATATAACAGGCATATTTGGACATAAAGATATATTCTTAAAAGAAAATTTACTGAATAGAAAAAATTATAAACACAAAAACACATATATCGACGAATCTTTTTGGGTAATGGGAAATTAAAAATATATGAAAAACGTAATAATATTTCAAGATTTCGTTGACACTATCACATATGGTAGAAATTATAAAATTGAAGAGTTGTATAAATACTTTCGTGCGCAAATTGATAATAGTTTAAGATTTGGTTGGAGTCCCAGTGATATCGTAGTTGTTACCAATTTGGACTTCTCTTATAAAGATGTCACTATTATCAAAACAAATAGATTGTGTAGATACAATAGATATTTTAATAAACAATATGGAATTTGTGAATTATTAGAAGAAAACTTAATTGATGATGATTTTTGGTTTCACGATTTTGATGATTGGCAAATTAACAAATTTGAATTTCCAAAATTTGACGGTGTAATTGGTATGGCAAAGTATATAAATAACACACAGTGGAACACAGGATCAATTTTTATAAAAAAGTCAAGTGTTAATATTTGGAGACTAATTGTTGATTTTATGGATGCCAATAAAGATCTTCTCAAAAATCACGGAGATGAAAACATAGTTAATTATGTTTATGGTCAATATTTTAACGAACTCAGTCCATTCTTTTCTCATCTAAATACCAAATACAATGTTGGTGTAACCGGATTTCAGTATAGATATGATATGGCAGAAAAACCAGTGTGTATATTGGCATTTAAACCAGACGATTCTGTTGGGTATAATTTAATGTTAAATAATAACTTGATTGATACCGAATTACAGAGTATATTTGTTGAACATAAACTAGTATGATCGTTCAGAATAAATATGCAATCGGTGTACACGTAATGTTCTATGAGATAGAAATGTTGTCTTCATATGTGGATGGATTATTGAATCTATTGTCAACTGTAGATAATAAAGAAAATGTTTTAATAGACTTTGCATTTAATGTTTCACAATTCTTCGAAACTATTGATACCTCTAAAATAACAAAAGAAGAATTGATAAATAAATTCACAATTCAAGTAAATAGAGTAAAAAACGCTACATTTACTATAGTAGATAATGATGATTCATTTTATACTCAGACTAACTACCGTAGAGAATTTAATACCAAGTATAGTTACTTAGTTGATTATTTAATCTGGGGAGAAACTGATAGTTTATTTCCAAAAGAAGCTATTGTATCTTTGGAACAACTAACACCTGTAGTTAGAAAACAAGGATTATATAGATTTATAGCTTGTTTTGCTGATAGAAAACTATGGGACAACAGTTGGGATGTTACTGTACATCCTAAATTTATAAATCATAAATATGATGATAAAGATGTAGATAATATCAATCAGGCCAAATCTTGTATGTCAATCGAACAAATGAATTTGATTAATTCAGAAATAAAAGAAATTGATGTACAAACTATTAATTATCCAAAGATTGATGGTTCTTGTTTGGTGCTAACATCAGATTTAATTAAGAGCGGTGTTAATATACCACCTTGCTTTATTCATAATGACGATGAAAGTTTATCAATGATGGCACAAAAAATACTAGGAACAAATTATTTACAAATAGTATTTAAAAACGTCTTGAAGGTTCACGCTCGTAGACATCCAAATAAACGTATGTATATTGCGAATGAAAACAACCCCAGAGGATTTTGTGGAAAAGAAAAGGGAGATTGGTGGCAAGTTTTTAAGCAAATGTCACAGCACAATCTAAATACGCTTTTTAATAATACCGGCAAGTTTTATACATACGAAGACTTTAAGAAGAATATATGAATATTTGTTTTATCAGTCAAAACGGACACATCGGTAAAATACCACGAAACTTTTCAAACTGCCGTACAGAATTTGCTTGGCAAATTGCGTTAAATGCAGATCATCTATCATTTGATTATATATGTAAAAATAAAGTACCTACGTATGATCTAGCTATTGTAATACTGCCAAAAAAACTAGAAATTATTGATACAAACTTGGTACTAGATGTTTGTAAATCGATTGGTAAAAAAGTAGCAGTAATGCAAGAAGGCCCGGCTTGGTATTATCAAGATTACAAATATGTAGATCAAGTTAATTATATTAACTTTTTAAGTGAGATGGATTTCTTGTTGGTCCATAATAAAAGTGATATTTCATATTTTAAGGGTATATTTAAAAAACCTACTTTTAATCTTCAATCGTTAATGATAGAAGATATTGTTAAAAATATACCCCGTGAAAATAATGGTATGCCTATTATAGGCGGTAACTTTTGTAGTTGGTATGGAGGCGTAGATAGTTATTTTGTAGCACAAAACTTTAATAAACCTATCTTTATTCCAAGTATGGGTCGTAAGATAGAAAATGAAGATCAGTTTCCAAGTTTACATCATCTACCATATTTGATGTGGAATGAGTGGATTAAAACACTTGCCAATTTTAATGTGGGCATACACTTAATGCGTACACACGCCGCCGGTACATTCGCTCTCAACTGTGCTTATCTGGGTATACCTTGCATTGGATATAAAGGATTAGATACACAGGAAACCTTACATCCTGAATTAAGCGTTAATATAGGTGATGTTCAAAAAGCAAACGAATTAGCAATTAAATTACGAGACGATAAATCTTTTTATAATCACTGTGCAACATCATCTAGAGATTTATATCAAATATATTATACAGAAGAAAAATGGTTGAGTAATTGGAATACAATTTATGAGCAAATTAAAAACTAAGATTGGAATTGTTGGTAATGGATATGTAGGTAAAGCATTCTACAATTTTTTTAAGAACCACTATGATGTTTTTATATATGATCCTGCGTATGAATTATCAAATACCAAAGATGACATTAATAAGTGCGATTTAGCAGTAGTTTGCGTTCCTACCCCAGAAAATGAGGATGGTAGTTGCAATACCACTATCGTTGAAGAAAGTATAAGTTGGATTCAAACTCCTCTAATTCTTTTAAAATCAACAGTTGAAGTTGGTACCACTGATAGATTAATTGAGAAATTTAAAAAGAATATTGTATTTAGTCCTGAATTTGCAGGTGAATCCAAACACTGGACTCCTGAATCTTTCACAAACGATGTTAAACAAACTCCTTTCTTTATTTTCGGTGGTAAAAAAGAACTTTGTTATAAAATCATTGAAATTTATACGCCAATTACGGGTCCAAGCAAAACCTATAGAGTCACCGATCCAATAAACGCAGAATTGGCAAAGTATATGGTCAATACTCATTTAGCATTGAAAGTTGCTTTTTGTAATGAGATATATGATCTATGTCAAAAACTCGGTACAAATTACTACGAAGTTAGAGACTTGTGGTTATTGGATCCTCGTACAACAAAATCGCACACAGCTGTATTCACAGGTGAACGAGGATTTGGTGGCAAATGTTTTCCAAAAGATACTAAGGCTCTGGTTAAACTAGGGGACAAAGTTAATATGGATCTGTCTATACTAAAGTCCGCTATTGAAAGCAATGAAAAAATGTTGAAATTGAATGAATAAAAATTGTATAGTAATGGTAGCAATTCAGGACGAAGGTTCTAAGTTTGATCATCAGAAATATTTCAATGTATCAAAACAATGTTGGCAAGCTTATTGCAAAAAAAACAATATCGATTTTATCGTAATAGATAAAAAATTACCAGATGTAAAATTCTGTGTCTGGCATAAAGAATTTGTGTTTGACTTTATAGGCGACAAATATGACAAAATAGCATTGGTTGATTTTGATACATTAGTACATTGGAATGCGCCAAATTTCTTTGACTTGTACGAAAATGAATTCGGTGGAGTACTAGAAAATGAAAATCTATTCTGGATAGATAATAGCCTAAGAGCATTCAAGTCGAGTTTTTCAGAATTAAAAGATGTAGATATTAAATTATCAGAATATATCAATGGGGGAGTTTTATTCTTCAACAAATCACACAAAGGATTTTTTGATAAGCTCAAAGACTTTTATTTGAGAAATAAATCTACATTCGATAATTGGAATGTTCCGCACACAGGAAAAGAACAAACGATATTGAATTTATATCTTAAAAAAGAAAACATTAATAAAAAATACTTTGATTTTAGATTCAACACAATGAGGTTAATTAAAAATGACTGGTTACAATATAACTGGCAATTAAAAGAAGACCAAACACCTTTTTTCATAAAGTACTCTTATATCTGGCATTTTACAGGCTGTTCTATAGAAGAAAGAAGTTCATTGATGTTAAGCATTTGGGAACAAACAAAGCATCTTTACGTATGAATGTAGTTTATATAATCAACATTGCTACCGATAAAAAACCCGGTAGAACAGTTCCATATAAATTTGGAATTGAATCTTGGAAACGATATTGCAATAAACACAATGCTAAATTAGTTGTTTTGGATGAGCCAATTCTTCCGTATGACGATCTACGTCCTAACTGGCACAAAGTCTTTATCTTTGATTTGTTAGAACAATCAAATATTGATGTAGATAAAATTTTAATCGTGGATGCTGATACTATTGTTCATCCAGATGCTCCCAATTTCTTTGATATTGCGGAAGATAAATTTTGCGTAGTAAATAATATAGGATCGTATGATTGGTTATTTAGAAGTGTTGAAAATTACAAAAAATACATATTTGGCAATTACGAATTCGATATAACCAAGTACTTTAACTCTGGGGTATTAATTTTAAATAAAAACCACAAAGACTTTTTCAACAAAGTTAAAGACTTCTATTTCGCAAATAAAGACAATTTGGTAAAAATGCAAGAAACATTTTTCACAGGTACCGATCAACCAGTGTTGAACTTTATGTGTCAAATTGAAAATATCAATATGAAATTTTTACCATATGAATATAATATGCAAGATTTATATCGTAGAGAAGCACTAAATGAAAATATGCCCTATTTGGATATGGGTTATATATTCCATTTTAATGCTATACCAAATAATGGCGATAACTCCAAAACTATGTATTGGATGGAAACCACATTTAATAAATTATATGCAACAAATAAGTAATAAATATCCAACTCTGATTAAAGGTTCAATTGGAGAAAAAGCTGTTGATCTTATAAGATCATTATTGCCTATAAACTCGTCTATTTTAGAATTTGGATGTGGAGTTACTTCGAAATTATTATTAAACTGGTATGATGTATATTCAATAGAACATAATATGAATTGGTTAAATCATCCCAATGCATACCACGTGCCATTGAAACAATATAATGATACCGATTTTAAAACGCCACAAGATATATCGTGTCTTCCATTTTATGAAAAACAAGTTGCTTGGTATGATCCAGATAAACTATCTAGTGTATTAAAATTGATACCCAAATATGATTTAATTATTATTGACGGACCAAATGGAAACTATGGCAGAGGTGGATTTTATACACACCTAAATTTATTTAATACCGAAGCTCATATGGTCTTTCACGATTTAAACAGACAAGCGGAAATGGAATTGATCAAAAAGGTATCTGAAAAAGTTGGAAGACCAGCATTTGTTTTGGAAGATGATGAAAAAACAGGAGTTATAAAATCTAACAATTAAAAAAAATTTAAAACTTGGTTTGATAGTATCTATAATAGAGTATGAGAAAATATAACTTCACAAACAAAACATTTTTAGTCACAGGTGGCAGTGGATTTTTAGGTAAACCACTTGTTAAACGTCTTTTAAACGATGGAGCAAAAGTCCGTGTTTTATCTAGAGACGAGGGCAAATTGATTGATCTAAAACAATCTTTTCCTTCGATTGAGATCTTAACAGGTGACGTTTCAGATCCATTTGAAGTTCGTCAAGCTATGCAAAATGTTAATGGTGTATTTCATTTGGCCGCATCCAAACACATTGGCATTGCGGAAAAACAAGTACGTGAATGTATCAAATCAAATACACTAGGATCGTTGTACATTTTGGAAGAGTCTCTTAACCATAAATTAGAATTCGTAATTGGTATTAGCACTGACAAAGCAGCTCAAGTAGCTGGTGTATATGGGGCTTCTAAACTATTGATGGAAAGATTGTTTAAACAATTTGAACAACTCAATCCAAATACAGATTATCGTATAGTTCGTTATGGTAACGTGTTATACTCAACAGGATCCGTTTTATGCAAATGGAGAGATTTAATCAGTGAGGGCAAAGACTTGATTGTTACCGAGCCAGATGCTACTAGATTCTTTTGGACAGTTGATCAAGCGATTGATTTAATTTATAACTGTTTGGAAAATTGTACAGATTCCACTCCTTATGTTCCATCTATGAAAGGAATGAGCATAGGAAATCTACTAGAAGCACTCATTCAAAAGTATGCTCCATCTAATACCAGACCAAATGTAAAAGTTATTGGACTACAACCTGGCGAAAATAAACACGAAAAAATTCTCGAAAACGGTCCATATAGCAATGAAGTTGATCAATATACTATTGAAGAAATTAAACAACTTATCTAATGAAAATATTAGTTATAGGCGGTAACCGATTTGTTGGCAAAAAAGTCGCATATGAACTAAGTAAATTAGCCAGTGTAAGTGTACTCAACAGATCTGGAACTGGTCCCGATAAAGTTAAAGTAATTAAATGGGATCGCAATGAACCATTGACAATTGAAAATGATTATAACGTCATTTTAGACTTTTGTCTTTTTAAACCATCTCAAGCACAACATCTTAAAAATTGGTTAAAACCCAACCAAAAATATATCTTTATCAGTAGCGCAGCTGCGTATAAAGATGCAAATTGTTTGTCGTATAACGAAGATATGCCTATTGGTGGTTTGTCTGGCTTTGGCGATTATGGCGTGGAAAAGGCAGATTGTGAAAATATAGTTAAACAAATAGATACTAACTATATGATTATTAGACCGCCATATATTGTTGGTCACGATTGTCCAAGACCCAGAATAAGTTACTATATCAGAAACATAATCAATAATAGACCAGTAGACGTTGCTGGATCTGGAAATAAATTATTGAGTTTTATATGGGTCAATGATATTGTTAATACATTGGTGGATATGTCTACTACTAACAAATATAATACTAAAGACAGTTATAATATTGTAAACGAAGATGTTTATAGTGCCAAAACTCTTATTGAAGAAATAAGTATGTTTTTAAATAAAAAAGCAAATGTTATTGAAAATGGTACCAGTTCTCCGTTTATCGATGAACATCTATTGTTATCTCCTTTAAAATTAGGAAGAAAGTTTAGTAGTACCAAACAGAATCTACCTGAATTTCTCGATTATATTAAAAATACGTTATGAATAAATTATCAAGAACAAAGCCTTATATTCCCAAAGAAGACCACAAAGAAATCTTGGATAGAGTTGCTGATATTCTAAATACAGAGTCCCTAGTTCAGTCAAAGTATGTGTCCGAATTTGAAAACTTGTTCGCAAAGTATTGTGGAACAAAATATGCAGTTGCAACTTGTTCCGGCGGAACTTGTTTGGAAGTAGCACTTAGAGCATCTGGTTTGGTTGGCAAAAAGATTATTGTTCCAACTCAAACATTTATAGCAAGTGTAAGTGCAATTGTTCGTTCCAACAATATTCCAGTAATCGTAGATATTGATGAAAATACTCATTGTTTAAGTGCAGATGTAATCGAAAGAAGTTTGGACAAAGATGTAGCCGGTGTAATGTTGGTTCATATGGCGGGATATATTACTCCTGACTATTATAACATTAAAAAACTATGTGACAAACACGGTCTACTATTGTTTGAAGATGCTTCTCACGCAGTAGGAGCTACTATTGATAACCTTCACACTGGAAACTTAGGATACGCAGGGTGTTTTTCATTATTTGCTACTAAGATCATAACTACAGGTGAAGGTGGAATAATTACTACCAATGATGAAAAATTTGCAGAAACTTGCAAGACATTGAGAAATCACGGAGCTGTTAGAAATCCAACCCCAGTAAACGGTGTAGATTTTGGTGTAAGTTGTGAATTTATATCATCCAACTATAAAATGACAGAAATGGTTGCGGCTCTTGGTATCAGTCAGTTGAAACGAGTTAACGAATTTGTTGAGAAAAGAAATATTATAGCAAAAAGATACAGAGAAAAAATTACAAATCCCAAGATTAAATTTATTGATGTTCCAGATAATATAACCAATACTTGGTGGCACTATATTATAGAATTGCCAAGATCTACAACTTTGAATGAAAGATCTGAAATTTGTAAAAAACTATTCTTGGAATATAACATACCCACAGCAAATGCTTATTGGCCAGCTTGTCACCAACAAAAAGTATTTGAACCATACACTGTAAATCAGTCTTATCAATCAGCAGATGGATTGTTATCTCGACATTTGTCCATCCCTATGTACGTAGAAATGACTATGGATCAAGCTGACTATGTTGCGGATGTAATCAATAAAATTGTATGATCATAAGCATTCATCAGCCAAATTACTTACCTTGGATGGGGTTTTTTGATAAAATAGCTAGAAGCGATATCTTTGTTATTTTTGATAATGTACAATTTCCCCGAGGTAAACAGCACTTTGGTCATAGAAATTTAATTAAGACAGACGGCGAACCCAAATGGTTAACCGTTCCATTAAATGGAAAAAGTGAATTGAAGAACTTTAATGAAATTGAAATCAACCACAACGGATGGAATGATAACCATTTAAATTTGATTAAAAACTTCTATAAAAAGTCAAAATACTTTAATGTTTATTATGGCGATCTAGAATCAATTCTTAAAGTCAATCATAAAACATTGTCAGATTTAAACAGTGCTTTAATTAAATATTTCTTAAATGTAATGGATATTAAAACGCAAGTTGTATTTTGCTCGGAAATATGTCCCAATGAGGTTTCTGGCGGAGATCGTATAATGTATCTATTAAAAAAATTAAATGCTACAAAATACATTTCTGGTACCGGACCCGGTTCTATGAGATACATTAATGAACAAGAATTTAAGGATAATAACATAGAATTGATATGGCAACATTATAATCACCCTAAATACACACAGTTATATGGTGACTTCAAACCATATATGTGTATAATAGATTTATTGTTCAATGAAGGTACAAATAGCAAAAATATAATTTTAAGTTGATATGAAACGTGTAATGGCAATAGGAGCTCATCCTGATGATATTGAATTTGGCTGTGGTGGTACACTATATAACCACAAATTAAAAGGCGATTATGTAGTATACGTGTGTATGACCAATACAGAATCTGTAGACGGTACCAATGGAATATTATTGAGAACAGCTGAAGAAAATAGATTGGAAACTATTAATGCGGCTAAAGTATTACAATGTGACGATGTAGAGTTTTTACCTTTCAAAGATTTACACGTACCATTTAGTTTTGAGTCAGTAAGTAAACTTGAGAGTTTAATCAAAAAACATAAAGTAGATACAATCTACACACATTGGGCTGGTGATGCAAATCAAGATCATATTTCAACATTCAAGACCACAATGGCAGCTGCTCGATATGTTCCGAATGTATTTTGTTATGAACAAATACCAATTTCAAGAATGACAGAAAATCAAATGGATATTAATTATTACGAAAAAATAGATAATTCATTTGATAAAAAAATTGAAGCGTCAATGTGTCATAAAAGCCAAATATTAAAGTATGAAAAAGTTGGGTTAAATGTAAAATCTAATTTAGAGATATTAGCAAGATTTAGAGGTATACAAGGTCAATCTAAGTATGCAGAAGCTTTCAAAATACTCAAAATGGTAAATTAATTATGATACTCAAAGTAAATCCTGAATTTGGTATCGAGCTTGCTCTAGCAATACCATTTGCATACTGGTTACATCAAAATAATCAATTAGACGGTGTAGTTACCAGTAAAGGAATGAAACCTTACTATTTCTTCTGCGATAACGTTAAAGAAGAATTTAAAAGCAGAACAATTGATAATGACGCTGCAATGGTTGATGTACCAAATAAATGGATACATCACAATGCATTGGCGGTGACAGGCAAAGAATATCAATATCTAACAACCGAAGAACAAGAACAGGTCAATGGTGTATTGGATTATAGTAAGTGGGTGTGTCCGCCATTCAAAGAATATTATAAAAATGACGAATATAAATTTGATAAACCCGTAGTATTTATCACCAATAAGTATAATATGGAACACGGTGAAATTCCATTGGGTTATTTTAACATTCCTTGTTTGTATGAGCTATTTGATTATTTTAGAGAAAAGGGATATACTGTAATATACAAGAGAGCTACTAATAAAGAAAAAGAATTTACTATAGATCAAAATGAGTATAATTCATTGGAACAAGGTTATCACGATATTACTGCTAATGTGGATGGAATAGGTGTTATAACAGATTTTGAACTATGTAAGTACTTTGACAATGTGATATTGATAGATGATTTGGTTAAAGAATCAAAGTATAGTTACAATGAAACACAATTAAAAATAATGGCAAATTGTAGTAGATTTGTTACAGTTTGTGGCGGAAACTCAATATTATCATCACTTTTCGGTGGCACTGTTATTAGTTATATACACAAGGGAAAAGAATTGCGCCCTAATTACTTTGGTCCTAATAGTTATTTTCGTAAGCTATCAAATGCTAACATCATTCCTGTAATAGACAATAGTGTTGTGAAAACAGGAATTCACGATTATAGTCAATTGATGGAACAAGTAAAAATACAGTTTTAAATATGAAAATTAGTTTTATTCAACCAAGCAGAAACAACCTAAAATATCTTAAATGGAGTTACGAAGCTATTCGTAAAAATTTAAGTCACAAAGAACATGAAATCTGTGTTGCAGACGACTTTTGGGTCATACAATTTTATATGATCGTCTTATAAACGAAGTTGCTACCAATGATGTGGTAATGATCTACCACGCAGATATGTATGCTTGTCCCAACTTCGACAAATATGTAGAAAAGTATATTCAACCAGGTACTATTGTTAGTCTTACCCGAATTGAACCACCTCTACATCCTCCAGGACCAGAAAAGATCGTACAAGCGTTTGGCACCGAGCCAGAAGAATTTAATGAAGCTGGTTTATTGAAATGGTTCAATGATACCCGTCTGACAAGAAAAGATAAAACCACAGAAGGAATCTTTGCGCCATGGGCCCTTTATAAGAAGGATTTCCAATCTATTGGAGGTCACGACGATCTATACGCACCACAAAGCAAGGAAGACAGTGATATCTTCAATAGATTCTTGTCAAATGGATATAAATTTGTTCAAACGTGGGAAGGATGTGTGTATCATATGACTTGTAGAGGTAGTAGATACAATCCTACATTAACTACTGTTGGAAAAGAAAGTGACGAATGGCTACAACAAAACAATCGCAGTGCCAGAAATTTCATTCGTAAATGGGGACACTTTGTTAAACACAATGATACTATGAAGCCAATTGTACCTAAACGTTATGATGTGGGTTTTGTTGTACGTAACTGCGATGAATACAGATTAGCACTATTGGAACCTTGGTGTGACACAATCTACACAGATGTTCCATATGAAAGATATATTCAAGCTGAACAAAAGAATACCAAGTTTAATCTAACTAAAAAATTGAAGAGATTTGAGGAACAAAAGACAAATGATATTATTGTCGAATTTGATGGTACTAAATTATCGAATGATAGTTTTGAATTCTTTAATATGCTTCAATTAATGTTGGAAGACAGTGGTCAATTAGGAACACTTGAATACGACATATTTAAACTTACTATTAATAAGTTAAACGATTATAGTAAGCAGTTAATAGAAATAAAAGACGAGTGGTACAATAAAAAATTGTTATGAAAAGATTAGTAGAACTTTGGAAAAATACATTTTTAAAGTACTTTGATATTAATCAAAATGGTAAATTAGATATATTCGAATTGTTAATATTAGTATCAATTATATTTATATATAATATATTTTTTCAAATTCTAGGCAATTACATTTACGATCTTATAAAATGAACTTAACAGACTATAACATCCCAATTGTATTTAGTGTAACATTTATTATGGTTATTTGGTTAAATAGCGATATAGTACAAACAATCGCTAAATTAACAAATACCCGTAAATTATTTAAATTGGACGAGTATCAACTGTATAAAAGTAATGTTGATCCAATGAGTACATATCCAAATTTCTTATATTCGGAATACCCGAGTTATATAACTAAGTTATTGAGTTGTGTTATTTGCTTATGTTTTTGGACATCTTTATTTAGTATTATTGCATTGTTATATACATTGAATTATCCTCTGTATTATACAATTATAATGATGCCTATTAACTACATTTGTAGTTTGTTGTTGTATTTATTAATAAATAAATTACTATGATTATAGGAAGTTACGTAGCATTCAATAATTTTGTATCCAAAGATAACATTGGCGCATTTGCTATATTAACAAATTGTGTACAAACGTTTGATAAGATTTGTTCGTGTCAAAAACAAAGAAAATCAATAAAACACGACGAATGTAACAACATTTATATCAACCTAGTTAATTCAGTTGCGCCGTCTTTAATTGATTATTTTCGTACAAAAACCACTGATGAAGAAATTATCTTCTATCATAATGGACATAACTTGATTACCAAACTCAAATTACGTTAATAAGTTTTAACGATTCAGTAACTTTCTCTGTGATATACGGATGTTCCCTTAAAGAGAATCCGTTTAACTTATCGCTATAATCTTCCCATTCAAAAGCACAATCAGCTTTAGCCTTTACCTTTGGATCATTTAACATTTCGTGATCGTTTGCGGCGGAATTATAAATCTTAACAATTTTATTATTACTGAATCTTCTGCCTGAAGGCATTGGTTCTTGTTTAAATTTAGTAACGTGTACCAATTTACCGTCTTGTTTATTTTGTAACCAAGTACACTCATCCTCGGGATATACATCATATCTGATATCTGTAATAAAAATTACATCAGCATTAGACTGTTTGATCTTTTGTTCAATCTTACCCGTCCAATATTTACCTTCTGATACCTTTCTCATTACATCGCCATAAGCAACTAACAATGGTCTAATAATATTCTTTTCTTCGGTGTTTTCTGTAAAAACATCAATTCCCACCTTAGTTTTGATAAGGTCTTTTAGATCGTTTTTTAACTCATATGCTAATGCATACTTTTCAACTTTCAGTCCACGTTTTTCCAAAACGTTTTGAGCAACTTTGGCAAACAAATCTTTGCCACTACGAGCAAAACCAGATACACCTATAATTTTCATATTATTTAAATAACTTCTCTACTTCTTTTTCACTATAACCAAAACCTTGTATTAGTTCACACAAGTCTTTTAAGTTAGTGTCATTAGACGTATATATGTTATAGTAATCTATAGCATCCCGTTTTCCAATTTTATATTTCTTACAAATACAATCTAATATTGTTTCATTGATACCCTCGGTACTATTTTTAATATACTTACAGAACTTTCTTCCTTTTGGCACCAAATCGATCATTACTTGATAAAATTGTTCATCTGGTATATTTTGAAAATATTTAGAAACAAATGATACGTCTTCTATAATATCAACATCCATACTAAGAAATCTAATTATCATATACTTGTTAAATGATTTCTTTTCTTCCTCGGATAAAGACTTATAATAATCTTTATTCTTTACCTCACGAATATGATTTATATGATCAAATAAACCACGAACTTTAACTTTGTTTTCGGATGTTTTCTTTGCTTTCATTATTTAATATTCTACTACGCTTTTGCAAAATTTCAATGTCTTTTGATATTTTATTGTTTTTAACATTAATTAATTCCAATGCATCTACCGTTAGAATTTGATGATCGTCAAACTGTCTAAGCAGCTTGATAAACAAGTAAAAGTTTGCAAAAGTAAAAATGGCTACTATTATTAGTAGTAGCCACATCATCGTTTGATTATTGAATATGTAACTCATATGCATAACTATGCACACATATGAGTTAACATTTATTTCAATTAAGCAGTGTAACCAGCGCTCAAGACATCACGTAGAGCCTTGATCTGACGACCATTGAGGTCAACGCGGGTCTTACCAGCACGTAGAGTCAAACGTGAAGCCTTCTTGGCCTTCGCGACTGGGGTAGAGAGATAAATCTCAACGCCGGTGGAGTTATGGCCTACGAAGTTAGTCTTGTTACGAGCATTTGTACGTGTATACATATTATTTATTACTTTCTTTTTTTGTTTGTTTTTTGTTTCGTTAGTTTCATCACTAACTTAAATTTATCTTACCATCCAATGTTCAAACCGTCAATGACTTTTTAATTATTTTTTGAATTCTTTTTCAAACCGATCAAGAGCATAGTCCTTTGCTTTGAATTCAAATTCAAAATCTACATCAAGATCAACATATTCATCTGGAACACTGCGTACATAATCACCGTGCGCACGTGGATTCTTGTTGGTTAGATCGTTGTCACTGAAATGAAATAGCGGACGATGATTTCCCCAAGTGGACGTAGCCAATTTAACTGCCTCTTTAGCAGACAATTTGCCTGGGTTACAACGAAAGTGAAGATTGTCGTAAGTGATAGGAATGCCAGTATTTGAATAAATTAATTCATACAATTCTTCTACCTTCCAACTGTTTGGCTTGTCTTCATTCTCAAGTACCAATCGAGACTTTACATTTACAGGAAAATTATTGTACACATCAATAAAACGTTTAGCAATATCTTTGGCATTGCCTTTATAACAATTCATATGAATATTAATAGGAGCTTCATATGATTGTGGCAAACCAAATAAATCCATAATAGATGCATGGTTTTTTAGTTCAATAATAGACTTTTCCACAACAGTCTTTGTAGCACTTGCAGGCACAACAAATTGATCGGGATGTGTACTACATCGTAAATTGTTCTTTTTAATAATTTCAGCACCACGTTTGAATTCAGCATAAATACGGTCTTTGTCAGGAAGAACATCAAACGATAAATTTGCTTCGGGTAAAGTAGCCAATGGAAATAAATCACTGCTAATTCGATAATTCCATCCTTTACTTATACAAAAAGAAAAGGTATTTACCGCAACATTTACATTGTTCAAGGTACGCTGTGAAACAGTAGATAAAGCATTTTTTCGTTCCAATGCCAAGAATCTAGTCTTGGTCATAGTATTAGCTTTGAGTCCTTTTTCTTGAAGTTGAAGAGAAATACAGCACAATGATTTTTTCATTGCTATCATCTTACCAACAAATTTATAATAAGTCAAGCCTTAAGTCCAAGGATACAATGGTAACTTATATTTTGTTCCGCCTATTAAAATTCCTATGTAACCAGCAATAGGACTACCAGCCCCACTTATAAACATAGAATTTGATCCTGTGATAGCATTATTCAATTCTAATGTACCATTTATAATAAAATTATTTTGAATTTTGCCACTACTGCCAGTTACTTTTGTAAAAGAAGAATATCCACCAGTAATATTTCCAAAAGCAGCATATCCCCCACTGATACTTCCAGTAAACGAAGTAGCAACTAATCTACCAGTTATTAACCCGCTACTACCGGTTATTTTATTAAATGTAGCCAAGGCGCCACTGATACTATTAAAAGTAGCCAAGGCGCCACTGATACTTCCTGTAAATGAATTTGCGGTAAATTTATTAAAACTAGCTCTACTACCGCTAATACTACCAGTAAATGATGTGGCTATTACTCTACCTGTTATTTTAGCATTACTACCACTTAACTTGGTAAAATTACCTTGACTTCCACTAAAACTGCCTGTAAATGATCCTGTGAAATTACCTCTGACCTGTCTTGAGTTGAATCGTGTATAACTACCAACGGAAAATGTTCCTATTTGAATTGTGGTAGCAGCACCACCAAACTCTATTGTGGTTGGACTTGATAGTAAAAGTGGCGAACCATTTGTACTATCTATATCTCCACCAATATTAACACTGCCATTGGTATTTAATGTGTTTGAAGAAGCATCATAATTTAATGAAGTATCATATCCCAATGTTCTTTGACCACTTCCATCAGAAAATATTATATATTTGGTGCCAGCAACACTTGATTGATTTTTAACAAAAGTACTACCACTAAAACTACCCGTAAAATTTGTAGCAATTACTTCACCTCTTTTGAGAACTTTGAATTTTGTGACACTCCCAAGTTGTAAATCAATAAGTTTACTGGTACTATCTGACGGTCCTGAATCCGCTACATTCATTTTTATCGCAGTCTGATCACCAGACCCGAATGTAGCGGTCATTGCATTAATTGGGGTATTTGCCATAAATTACTCTTATAAATATAAATAGTATGTATAATAAGTAATTTATATTATAATAATTCTATCTACCAACTTCTTTGAAATATGTGTCTTTAGCTTCTTGATAAGACATCCCAAACATCTGGTTATAAAAATGTACTGTATTCTTTAAATTTGATTCACTCTTTAGCTTTTTATATCGATCTACAGCCTTTGGTCGCCACCACTCAATTACCCCTTGCATATCACGTTTAAAGAGGTCTTTCATATTCAATTGATCAATACCTATTTTGCTTTGTAAAAACTCTTTGGTATTTTCATAAAAACAACTATAATATACACCTCGTTCATATCCGTGTTGATAATTGGATTGTTTTATACCACATTTACTAAATATCATACCAAGAATACGAGATTTGGCTCCAGTTACAGGTCCACTTACTCCTTCTTTTTGAGTGAGTGCTTTATCATAAGCAGTTACATCAATGTCTTTCAACCAATTGTGCCAAGTTTCATAAATACTATCATCTGGTTTAATTGAAATTTTACCAGCACTGCTACCACATTTGTGCCACCATTTTAAACTGTTATACATACTATAACTACCATACAAACTTGTAGTTGTCATACCCACAAGAGTTTGATCGTATAATTGTTTCCAAAGATCACGTACAGTTGATGTGGTAATCATAGCAGCTACTAATTTACCACCTAGAAAATTATAACCAATTGGTTGGGTACTCATAATACAACTACCAATTGCACTATGTGCCAATCGTTTGTTATCCATTTTATCAGTTGTAGTCCACCCCAAATAATTATCACGATCAGTAATAGCAATTACATCGCTGGAAACACTAATACAACCAATATACTTTGGACTATCAACATTACCATCGGTTACAAGAAATTTAATAAATCTACCAGGAGTTTGGTCAAATGTCATTGTATGACCAAAAATACGAAGAATCGTCCAGTCTTCATTTTGTTGTTTTGTTTCAACATACACTAACGTTGGATTTATACTTTCTATTTCTTTAATAGTTAAAGATTCATCATTGATATCAGTGGGAGTCCAAATTCTAGCTTTAATTGTATTAGCCTTACTGGATAAACTTTCACAAGTTTGTATTTCCAACCACTTTTTGTAAAAGGTCTGTTCTTCTACAGACATAGCTTTTAACAAATTAAGATTATCAATTAATTTTCGTTTGTTTCCCTCAAAATCAAATGCTTCTACTCCAAAGTATTCTTGTAACGCATCCATATCATTCTTTTTTTCTTAAAATCATTGAAAATTTTAACGTCAATTCGTTTGTAGATCTCTTAACTTCTATTATTTTCCACTTTTCTTTTAGTGTATCCAAATACAAATTGGTACCGTTATCAACATACTCTATAGGCAATTTAAGATCAAGTAAATCTTTTTCCTCATATACCAAAAAGTTTTTTTTGTTGAGTTTGTCTAAATATAGTAGTACTTTGTCTCTTTTTTTTGCCATAATATAGTATAAATAGAAAAACCGCATATCAAATCAAAGATATACGGTGCTTCAATTATATGATTTTTAGTTTAAACATTAACCGAATTGGTCTTTGTTGTGTCAACATCAACCACAACAACCGATTCCTTGGCAGATGAATTGATATTAACCATTTCAACCAACAATTCACGATTGAGATGTACACCCTTGCTCTTAGCCTCATCAATAATAGACTTGGTAATTGAGCCAAATACGTGTACCAAAGTTGGACGACCTTTACCATTAGGCAAAACACCAATTACATTTAGTTCACCTCGTTTAATTGCTTTCTTAACCTTGTCACGTAAACTAATAGTTACGATATCAGGATTAAGTTCGTTTAGTTCCTTAATTGTAAAAATACAACTTGGATACGTTACTGTTTGATTTGTCTTATTCTTACGATCTGTCTTTTTCATATTTTATCCTTTCTTGTTTATGTTGTGATAAATTTCCCCGTTTATATATTATACCATCTTTATATTATATGTCAATAGCTTCCATCATCTTACTATTGACCGTTTTAACAATCTGATTCAAATTCTCCACATTAATAAAATGTGAGTCACTACCATACATTGTCTTAAAGTTCTGACGTAACAATTCAATGCCAAAATTATCATAATCAGATACGAAATAGGAAATAATATTATAACCAGATTCCTTAATCTTTCTTACTTGAGTGCGTGTATGTTCACAAGCTGATTTGTCACGATAAGAAAATGCAATACCAGATGAAGTGTTGTTGTAATAGAAACACGGTTCACCATCACTAATATTAACAAAATAACTGTTTGTATTAGTATCAGACTTAGGCAGAAACTTCATTAGTGCTTCAAAACACAATCCTTCTGGAGTGGTATTCACTGGAATTAAATAAGAAAACAAATTCTTAATCTTTGAGAACTTATCTACCTTAGAATTATAAGCAACCACAATGTATGGATTGTAGCTCATAGTAGTACGAAAACTAATAGTAAGATCAACATTATCAATCATAGATGTAGCCTTTGCTAGTGCTACACATAACTTGATTGTACGATTCCACTTTGGTCCACGCATACTAGCACTAGCATCTACACTAATATGGAAGTTTACCTTCTTATATTTATTGGTAAATGTGCTGTAAAAGATATTGGTATCAGTCTCAAATCCCAATTCGTGCATCAAACGCTTATCGATCTTACCCAAATTACGACGGGTAAACTTATCAATATTAATTTCATTACGAATTTGAAGACGACGACCTAGCTTTGTACCCAAAACAATACCAGCATCCACATTCTTTTGTAGTTCAGTACGACTACTTTCATTGTTAGCACCAACGCTCATTGGAAATTCTTCAGATAGAATAAGTTCCTTGGTCATATTCTTAACCAAGATACATTCTACACTTCCAACAAATCCACTAGCCTTCATCATATCTTGAGCTACAGGCACAAGATCGATCTGACTCTTTTCAAGAACATCCAACATCGTCTTTTCACGCTTGGAAACCTTCTTCTTTTTGATCTTACCAGCAAGAAAGTCTTTCTGTTTCTCAAAACTCTTAGCAATCTTGCTCTGTTTGGTCTTGCTGATATTTGCATCTGTACCAACATCAGTTGTTACAGCAGCATTATCACTTGTTACAGTAGACTCAGTACCACCAAGTACATCATCAGTTGATTTACCAGATTCGCCATCACCAGGCATTCCATTGGAATTGTCAGGTACACCACTATCATTTTGATCAAATCCAGGCCCAGTTTGCTTTTGATTGTGTTCATTGATATTTTTAAATACAATTTCTGCAATTTTATAAGCAACATTCAACCGATCCTTTGGAGTAGTCAATCGACTAATATTGGTAAGATCCAATTCTTTGGCAATATCGTACAAACCAGGCAAAGCCTTAAGATTGGTATTAGGATTTGTAAGATTGATAATACGGTACATATAAGACTCAACGCTTAGTGTGCGATACATATCGCTGTCCAAAGCATCACTAATTACCTTGTTATTAAAGTATTCGTCGTACAAAGCATCGTAGTATCCACGATAGCCAGGAGCATTACGATGTACAGTATAATCGATAAAACGATCTTCTACATAGTTTAGAATAGTCTGACAAGTCTTACCCACTTCATCTTTTGAAATGCTTAACTTTTCAGTATAGTTATAAATGTCACGGGGAACATTCATCCATACAGTCTTAAACAATTCAAAATCAGAATATTTGATGTGGCTGCCTTCGTGTAAGGCTAGTCCGACAGCCACATCAAAATTATCCTTCTTGGTAATATCGCTACTGATATAGACTAGCTTACCATCAGTACAATTTACAGCACTATCATTGAATACTACAGGAATATTCTGGTTCGTCAGAATACTAACATAGTTAGCAACAGCACGACGAGCTGAAGATAAACGAATCAACCTAGCTGTAGTATCACTGAGACGATCCTCAGCATCAACTGTAGCATCTGTACCTGATTCTTCTTCAATAGCCGCATCTAGCTCATCTTCCCAATCCCATTCATAATGGTTGTCTTTAAGCCAGAAATCACTGTAGTTACTCATAATAGTTTGTTTGTTTATTTAGTTATTAAAAAGGAGGTTGATCACTCTTTAGTGGATCATTAAATAGCTTTTCCTTAGATTCAACCTTGATGTACTTTTGTACAAGCTGACGAATATAAGTACGTTCACTATCTACACCTCCATCATCACTGAAGTTAGGATAAATGGTTGACTCCGCAATTTCAAGCAAATTAAATCCGTCAACAATAAGTTCAGCAATTTCAACTGTACTACGTGTAGGAATAAAATTGGTTAGCTTGCTATCATCTTGCTTAACCTGCTTACGTGTATGTTCAGCAATTTCACAAACAGCCTTGAGCATATCAAGCTGATTTTCGGTTGAAATGTCGAAACGGTTTTTTAGTAGATTAAACTCACTATCCTTGTCAAGAGGAGTTACTTCAATCTTGACTGGAAAACGTGAAAGTAGAGCACGATCCATAACACGGGTAGCGGTATATTCGTTACCTACGTTAGCGGTAGCGATAAAGGTAACACCTTCAGCAACCTTAACGACTTCACAATCGTCCTTTTCATCCAAACGAAGATAACGTTGTAGATCATCAAGAACAGTCATTAGAATATTAACACCATCGTGATGACTACGACTAATTTCGTCAAGTAGAATGATAGCGTTGGGAGTACGAATAGCCTTGATAAAACTAGACTCCTTAAATAGAGTACCAGTCTTCTTATCAAAGTGAGTGTTGCCAATCAAAGCACTACGAGCATCTTGTGTAGCACCCAGATTAAAATAGAAGAAGTTATCTTCACGACCAATAGCCTTAGCAACAGTTTGCGCTGCTAGAGTCTTACCACAACCAGTTGGACCAAGAAGCAGAATGTTCTTGCCACGAATAGCACTACGCACCATATACTTCCACTTGAGATCGTCCATAATCAAAGAAGATGGACGTAGATTTACACAAGTGTCAAGATAAGCCTTGATATTGAAGTCCTTGCCAGTAACCAGATTTAGTGAGTTTTTATTTTTCATATGCGTTTCTTACCGTAAAACCATCTTACCACGGATTTATAAGAAGTCAACCGGAAAAATAAAAAAACCACCAGTTACGGTGGTTTGGGTTTTTTTAAATGATATTATCAATGATGATGGTGATGATAATGGTATACTGGACGACCCCAAGATCCATATACAACTACTGCTGGTTGTACATAAACAACAGGAGCAGGTTGATAATATACAACAGGTTGAGGTTGTACTACTACAGGCTGTGCATAAACCACTGGTTGTGGATGTACATATACAACGTGTGTTGGGGGATTTACAATTCTGTCGATAACGTGAATTACGGCGACTCCGGTTAATACTTTGCCAACCGTAGCCCATTCTCTATCGCCAGCAAATGTTTGGGAAGCTAGAGTTGCACTCAATGCTGCGATAGTAATTAATTTTTTCATATTTTACCTTTCTTATCCATACTACGTTAGTATGGAAAAATTGTCAAGACTGTTTATTTGTAAAATAATGCGCTAATGCTGCAAATGTAGTAGTTATACCCGTACTTATACCTATTAATTTCCATTTAAATTGTTCTAACAACGTCAATCTATTTTCTACTTGAACTACATTTATCTTTACACTAGATTCTATGGCAGTTAATTTTTCGGTAATATTTTTTAGACTTACATCTATTCGTGATATTACCGCGTTATAATCGTTTGGGTTGTATTCCGGAATCATAAATAGTTGCAGTTTTTATAACTTTATAAATTACTTCTTTTTAGCTTTACCACCCTTGGTATATTTAATAACTAATTTTTGAAGATTCTTTGGCAATGTAGGTGGGACGTATTCTGCTTTCTTTGGTTTATGATCGCCTTGTTTAGCAAACTTACCAACTGCTTGCATTGGTTGAGTAGGATCGTCTTTTGGATCGTTCATATTATCAACTTTGACATTCTTTACAATCTTAAATCCTTTTTCTGGATCAACTACGTTTTCTTCAGATTCAGATTGTTTATCGGCTTTTTTACCACCTTGTTTATCTTTGCTGTTTTCAACACCTTTGGCTAAAGTACTGTCTACATAATTTAAAATATCAGATTTTAAGTATTCTTTTACGAATTTCTTAACATCTTCAAATTTCATAAAGAGTTTTTTGGTTCTATCGCTATAATCTCTGAATGCTTGTACGTCACAAATACCGTGTACAATTGGTCTAATACTAATATGATGTGGTTCACAGTCACATACATTGTAATTACCAGCATCATCAAGTTCGATTGGCTTCTTAATTTCTTTGGATAATTCGTCGATTAAATCACTCCAAGAAGCCGAAGCATTGGTGTACTTTTGTTCTAATGTTTCTTTTACGAGTTTATTGACTAATTCTTTAGAAGACTTCATATTAATATACATATAAATAGTGTTGGGTATCTAATTATTAATCTTTTTTATCGTCTAATACTTCAATATGTCCTATATACCCATAACCATTATTTCTGGTTGCTACTACTTTAACGTTATATACATTTCCTTCTCTATCAATCATTCTGTGTATACTGGTGCTACTTCTTTTATCTTTAATAGCTCTTTCCCACTCTTTTTCCACCATTTCTAAATCTTCTCCGTGTACACCGTTTTTCCATCCATTATTCAAGAAATATTCTACATCGTGTTTCAATAATTGACAATATTTTTCATTTACCCACGTACAATTACCATTGACATCACATTCAAATATTGGTTCGGGTCTAGTATCCAATATCCATTTTTGTCTTCTACATATGGTATTTATTAAATTACTATCACAACTTACCTGTTTTTCAATCTTAGCAACTTGATCTTTTAGTGATGTTCCAGAATTAGGCTTAACTTCTTTCAAAATCTCCTTCACATTCCGATTCAGTGTAAATATCCACTTAAAAGCGCCAAAAAGTACGCCACCAGCTGCGCTTATTACCAATATTTTTTCAAGATATTCAAAAATGATTTCCATAATAGAGATGAATATAAATATAATAAAAAACGGATACTAATTAAAGTACCCGTTACATTTTTTAACTATTTACAATTGTAATTACAATTTGAAGTCATCAAAAGCACCTTCACTGATGGTATTATCGACTCCTTTAACATAACTACTCAATTCAGTTTCTTGAGGAGCTACTTGTAGTTTCTTGCTGTCATAGTAACTATCCAACCATCCAGCCAATGGATTAATCTTAGCGTTTGGATACAATTTCTTATATCCAATATTTGATAATCTGTTATTAGCTAACCATTCGACATAATGCTTTAAACTTTCCGCAGTCAATCCAATCAAACTACCTTTACTGAATAGATAATCTGCCCAATCCTTTTCAGCATTAACTGCCATTTCATAAGCAGCGTAGATCTTGTCTTCATTCTTCTTAACAACATCTTGGAATCCCTCTTCTGGGTTATTAATCCAGTTCTTCATAATGTTCTGGGTAATAGCAACGTGAAGATTTTCATCTCTACTGATAAACTTAATAATCTTACTGTTACCCTCCATCTTTCCACGATATCCAAAGTAGAAACTACAAGCAAATGATACATAGAAAAT